CGCCGATTGGCGTTGAACACGATGGTGGCTTCGTTAACCCAGTCACGCAGTACTAACGGCAACTGTTCGAACTCGTCAAAGTCCATCTTGCCGAAAAAGCGCACAAGCCCGTTCTTGTAATCCTCGACATCAGGGTACTTGGTGGCGTTGTATTCCAACGCGCTATGATCAACAATGATGTCATACAGGGACGAGGAATCGTCCTGGTCGCTATCGGCAGTGGTGGTTCGTCGCATAGGCAGTACCTCCTGGTAAAAACGTGACCAGTTAAAAACCCATCTCAGGTAGGACGCAAGAGACTTTTCAACAGTCACATAAAAAACGCCGCAGATCGTGTTCATCGCGGCGCTTAACTCGGAAACGCGAGTCAACCAAGAGACACTGGATTACCCGATGCAGATAATCGGGCAACTCCTCAACGTAGCGCGCCAGTTCACCTAACGAGTGTTCCGGTAGGCTATACTTCTCTCGTACCGCGACCTCGTTGGCTCCCAGGTCAGCAAGGTAGACCAAATCACCAACCTGTGCCCAATGCCGGGTCAGATCGATAAGGTGACGGTTAAACGCGGTTTTTAACAGTGTCATAAAGTGGGGGCCGGCGATATCGACGCCGGGTGTCCCATAACGGTTCCGGCATTTGATGGCACACATCAAGCCGTCCTGGCACAGGTCGTCCAGATCATAAAACCCGGATACGCGCCAGTAGTTAGTGACTGAGAAGTTGTAGATGAAACCGACAACAGGTGACGGCAGACCGCCGCCGCTTTGAGCGCGGTGTATCATGGGGTGCCCACTTCCTAGATAAGCGGACGAAGGGCACGCAGTTTAGGACGGGAGTTGATACCTGTCCAGAGGTAGAAAAACAGCCGGGCAGCAAAAAGCTACCCGGCTGCCCCTCCACAGGGAACCTGTCCAGTGCGAAGCTACGGTGGCTGGACAGCCCCGCCGTCTAGGAGGAGGACTGACCGTCTTGTCGCCTCACCGTGCTCACCACGACCAGGGGGGTCGAACGCCGGGGGGCGGCGTATTGGTCCGGCGAGCCAGAGGAACGGTCAGCCGCTTCCTGCGCCTCACTGCATCGCAACAAATAGGGGCGGTTCCTCTAGATTGCAAGTTATTTTTTGTGACCCGAATAGAGTCACTCAATTGTCACTAACACCAAACAATCGACCGAATTGTTCCCGCGTAAGCTCGGCCGGGTCGGCTGCGCCGCGCGGCAGATCATATTGATTTATCCCGGAAAACTCCGGGAAGGGACCAAACGCGGACGCCGCGTCGGCATCCAAAAGAGACACTGTCCGGCGGTAACGCGGGATCAACTCGGCGAGCAAATCGAGTTGTTCCGGGGTGGCCTGCTTGCCAAACAGCGCCACGGCGTTGATGGCATGACGATGGCCAAAGAAGGAAATCCGCATCGCGTCAAACGGTCCCTCGACCACCACCAGGGTCCGGCCACCCTGGCTCGCCCGGTCATAGTCGAGCAGCATGTGCTTGATGCTGGCGACCGCCTGGGGCAACCCGGCCTGCAAGGCATTGTCGGGGTTGGGACTTAGCGTGCGGTACCGCAGCTTGTCATTGCCGATAGCGCGGCCGGTCCAGGTGACCAATTTACCACGGTAGTACACCGGCACAATCACCCGGTAACTGAATAGTCCACGCAAGGCGTAGCGCAAGCCAAACCGTTGCACCAACCAATCAACCTGCCGCTCATTGTAACCACGCCCGGTGAGGTACGGGTAGTAGAGTTTGCGCGAGCGCGGCGAGTTATCCAAGGGATGGTACTCGGCGGGGAACTCTAATGTGGTAACAGTGTGGGTCACGGTCACTGATCCGTTCAGCATCCGGCTAATGTCGCTACCAAAGGTCCGATCATTGGCAACCACGGCGCTCTCGCCGACCTCGACAATCCGCCGTGACATCTCACGCGAGCAACCAAGTAACTGTTCGATCAACCGGTAGGGTGACCGGCCGGAATGCGATCCCGGTGTCGGTTCGCGCCAACAATGCCACATCCCGTTGAGGGTCGAAATACCGAGATGGTGACTCGGGTCGCCGTCGCCGCAAAACGGGCAGGCGATCCCGATATGGTTCCGACCGAGATTAGGACCGGAACGGACATAGACGATATTGTGACTGTCGAAAAAGTGTTCCCAGTCAAACATCGGGGTGCCGCTGACTAATGCAGGCTTGGCCGGTCGTGCCAGTTCTGCTCGATGGTGTCACCGGCATCCTCGATGATCCGCACCCGATGATGAAAGTAACGCAGGATCGCGCCGAGTATCTCACCACGACACTCGATCTCTTCCGCCGTCAATGACACTATCGCCGGATTACGGTCACCGAACGGGTCGAGGCCTCGACACAGTTCCGCGTCATCGACCCAGCCGGGGAAGCTCAGGCAGGCTCCGCAGATATACGGCTGGAACTTATACATCGAGATACCGACAATCTCGCGACCGCAGCCGCCGCAGTCAAACTCGACCGGTGACTCTTCGATCCAGTCGTCAATGGTTTCCGTCATCGCATCACCTCAGGATCAAACCCGTGCTCGTACAGCCACGCCTCGGTCACCGTATAAACACGCCCCTGATCGGAAGTTTCACGGTCGGAAATGTAGTCGTGTGACATCGTCGCTAAGCGGAACAATCGCTCAGCAGCCGTCTTCGGGAGGATTGAACCCCTCTCCAACTGACAAGCCAGACGATGCAGTTCGTATTCGAGTTCGTGCATGAGTTACTAGCTCCCTAACAATGACCACCCCAAGTTACCGAGTAGGATACCGGCAGCACTGGCCATCAGCGGCCAGTACCAATGCGAGTATCGAGCACCGTAGGCGAGGGTCATCAACACACTCGCCGCCGCGATATCGATAATACCCGATATCATCGGCTAGTCCATCCGGCACGCTTCCCAGGAGCCGTCCGGCTGGGTAATAACAACCCAATCAGCCTCATAGACACGGATCGTTTCATCGCGTAACCGCGTCTCCGCAACCAGCTTCATCGGCGGGTCGCCGGGATACTCCAACCCTTGGTCGGTCACGGTAAACCCGGTAAAGGGTCGCCAGCCACCGCCGTGACCGTAATTCGCATTAACCTGCTCGCGGGCTGGACGGGGATCGATGTCACTAAACATCTGCGGCAGGAAACCTAACCACTCTTGTGTCACTTTTGGGTGCTTCAATACCCAGATCATCGCGATCTCCCTTCAGAGTTTTAGCGCCACCGTCCGGTCGCCACTGCCCGCTTTGTTGCCGACAAAAATCGCCTGACCATCGACGGCTTTGGCTTGGGCGGTGGTGGTGGAGAGGCGTTGTTAGACTCGACACGTTTCTCATAGGCAGCGGTGTAAAAATCAGCGATTTGGCACAGTTGCCCGGCAGAACCCACCTGAATGACGGCAATCGATGCGGCCACATAGGATGCAAGCATGCGCGGCGTGTACCTTCGCCTGCGCTTCATGTCCGGCGGAAGTATCAGCCTGTTCCCTCTACCGAGTTCCAGGTTTAGCCAGCGCATCGCGCGTTCATGGATCACCGCAGTCGATACCTCGGGCCAGCCTACGCGAAGGAACTCGGCAGCGCCAAACTGGACAACCTGTTGATACTCATTAATCACTCCCATATCAAACGCCAGTCGCATCGCGCGCCGCAGCTTCAAATTGTCACGCTCGTTGTTTTCCAGGTGGGTCAGCAAATGCAACCAAGCGTGCTCTAATGGGTCTTCTTCCCGCACGGGTTTCGCGCTTCCATTTTTTCTGGCAGAGTTGGTCACTCGATTGGTGGTACCGGCACGCGCCGTCACCTTTGTCTGAGCCGGCGGTAACGGTGCGGGACTGGGTGATCGCGGTGCGGGACTGGGTGATCGCGGTGCGGGACTGGGTGGTCGCGGTGCCGCAGCCGAGTAAACCCTGCGGGGCCGCTTGCGCTTGGCCGCACCCGCGCGCGGGGCCGGCGGCGGTAGAGGCGGCGGGATCACCTCCGGTGGCGGTACCACACTAGCGGCTGCCCGCGCCTCAACCTCGCGCCAGCCATCAACCAGTACCCGTACCTTTGCCTCGACAGCGGCGCAAGCCGGACAAGTGTAGCGCGGTTTCTGATTCGGTCCCGGCCAAAAACAGATGTAGCGCGCCCCGCCGCATTTGTCACAAGGTGACCCATCCGGCTTGAGGCGCACCAGATCGGCACGCTGAAAACGCGGCATGAGTCTGCCGCCGTCCGCACACCGTTCGACAATCGGACGCACATGCGCCAGGAACATCCGCCAGCGGGCGGTGTGCAAGCCTATTTCGGTATCCTCTCCATTTGAAGCATACACACGACGCAGTGCCAGATGGGGCGGGATCGATTCCTCGACCCCGGCAAAAAGCGCCCCTAAGATAACCCAGTCTTCTGGACACTCCGCAAGATTGGCAACAACCTTTTGACGCCAATTTAGTTCATCCATTTAGTCACCTGATGGCGGCGCGGCAGCGATGGGGTAACCCGAAGTACCGCCAACAACGGTCATCCGCATGATCCGCTCAAGTTCCGCCTTGACCTTACCGAGTTGTTCCAAAGCATCCTCGATCACATTCAGCGCATCGCGCGGGTGGGTCAGCGCCGACAGATGCAGATGCTCGACACCCTTACCGGCCAACCGGTTCAGGCTGCGGCAGGTACCAACAAGCTTGGTCGCTTGTGTCGGTGACGTTTTTCCGGTACGCGAACGGGCGCGGCGATGTGCTTCCTCTGCTTGGTCGTGGTACTTTTTAACCACCGCGAACTCGGCGTCCTGACCCTTGGCTTTGACACTCTTGATCTCGCGCACCATCTCCTCGACGGTGCGTCCCTTGACTTCAAAGTGACTCACCAACTCAGCCGCCTTCATGTACACCAGATCGGAGTTCACCTGATTGAGCGCGATGATTGTCGATTGCGTCTGTTTGTTCTCAAAATCGAAGCCAAGGCGAGTAGCCCGCTTGATACCCTGTTGTTCGTTCCAAAAAGCGACCACCGTATTCGGTGGAATGTGGAACTGCTTGGCAAGTTCGGCCAAACTATGACCGGGGTACTTTTCATGCAGCGATACCAAGTGGTACAACTGATCGCGCTTTGTGTCACGCACACCTTCAAGCGAATTGAGCAACCGCAGTAACAGTTCCTGGCGGTACTGATCGGGTTCGTTCACCAGATACGCGTCGAACCAGTCCTGCTTATTGGCGAACGCTTCCTGCTTTGCCTTGATACGATGCATCCCGGTACCGACCAAGTGCTTTGCGCGGTCCACCACAAAAACCACAATCGCCGGAAACGCCGCGCACGCCTCTGGACCCTCCAGCATCGCGCAGCCGTATTGTGTCACGACAAAGTCATCGATCTTGCGGCGCAGGCGGGCGGGGTTTTCCTCGCTCGCTTTGAGATCGATCTCGTTGAACGGCAGCTTTTCCACGTATTTGAATTTGTAACCGCCCTGCTTCATCTCGTTCTCTGTCTTCTGGTCACGCATCGGCTTCCTCCTAGAAGGGGTCTTGACAACAGTAACCGGCACCGAGTAACACCGTCAAACGCTATTTGATATCGTCAAGTAACACATTGAACGGCGGGGCAATTCGGCCCCGCCGTCCAACTACATCAACCCCGCCGCATGACCAAATCGAACGGCGGCTTGCATTCGCCGGTCGGGTCTTTTTGGTATAAGTCACAGAGGAGATGGTACACGGCGATGAACCGGTTCATCTCAGTCTTGCCGGGTTCCGGGATGCGGCGGTCGGCAAACAGCCGCAGTGGTTTCACCCGTTCGTGCAAACGGGCACTACGTGATACATAATCGTCGGTCGGCGGCAAGAGGGTGCGCCACGCCTCGAATTGCTCGATGCCAAAAAACAACTGGTCGTAATCGTAGTGACCTAGTTTAAGGCGGTCCTCATCGGCTACCGGCCATAATTGGACACCAAACATAACGACCGGCTTGTTGTCCCATTCGAGTCTTTGACCTTGTGCGAGAGCTTCCTCGATCTTGCGGGCACGCGCCTCACGCTTGGCCCGCACTTCCTCTAAGCTGGTCACAACCGGTGTCGGTGTCTTTTTCTTGGGTCCGCGCTTGGGCTTATCCGGGTTCTCGGCGCGGCTCTTGGCGCGTATTTCGTTGGCTATTTTTTGGATGCTCTTCTTACCCTTCTTCACGTCCTCGACCACTTGATCGGGAACCTCTTTATTTTTATGCGCCAGTCTGATAGTGCGCGCGGCAGATACACCGCTCTGGCTGACCCCATGTCGCTTTGCCGCTTCTTCTTGTGTAATAACTATTTTATTTAAATTAGTTTTCTCAGGTCGATGGGGCATCGACAGCGCAGAGATGGCGTCTGCTACCATGCACCGTTCATTGTAACTGAGGTGTCGCCGTAGATTGTTCTTGCTGAACACAAAACGGACTGGATCGTCACCGTCATTTGGGTCACTGCCAAATTCGCGGGTCAGCGCATCGATGCCGTTGAGTGAGCAGGCTTCCCAACGGTTCTTGCCATCGAGTAGCTGTCCTAGAAGTAACACAACAGGATCACGCTGTCCGAACTTCTCGATATCGAGGCCGAGTGCCAAAAGGTCTTCTTCCGACATCATCGGGTAGACGGCGCAGGCCGGGTGTAGCGGAGGTCGTAGATTGGTCACAGGAGATTCCTCCCAAGGGTTTAGTCACAAGAAAAGACCCCGGAGCGGCTGGGTCCAAAATGGCACCGCTCCAAGGGTCAGTTATTTAATCAGCCGCAGCCCGTGACTGTTGTGCTGCGGGGTACGTGGGGTTCGGTGGATGCTTGGCGGCGTTGAAGATTTCCTGCTCGCCTTTCTTGTTCACCGTCGAACGCTCTTCGGCCAGAATCATCGCCTTGATGATGACACCCGCCTCACCGCCACCCTCGATGGTATCTTTGGGCTTGCGGTGTTGCTCGATGAAGGTGCGTGCAATCGCCAGCGGTGCCTTATCGCTGGTGAAGTCACTCGTTTGTAATTCATCGAGGCGTTCGGTAACGCGACCCTCGGGCCAACGATGCCGTAGCAAGACACCGATAATCCGCGCCGCCGGGTTATCACCCAGCAACGGGTCATAGGCATCCATTTGCGACATCTGCGCCAGTTCGATGGCCCGCGCCAGCGCCCCTTCGTGGAGTCTTAAATAATCAACCACTGCCGGGATGTTGGCCGATGACACCGGGACTGGGAACCCGGCAGAACGCTCATATGCCCAGATCGCCTTTAACAACGACGCCTTTGCCGTTGAATTGGAGATACCGGCCAAGGAGGCGGCATCGGCGACGGTGCGCTTTTTGCCGCAATCCAAGGTGCCCACTGCATCTTTTGAGATACCGAAGCAGATAGGCATCATGAGCGTGGTACCGGAGACTGCCTGGGCACCCAACCGGTGTGCTCCGTCACCGACATCACCGGTATCACCGTAGAGGGCGTACCCCTGTGAGTTCACCTTCCAACCGCCAGACTCCATGACGCGAGCCAGATGACCCGTCCATTGAGGCTCCCAAGCGCGGTTGTAGTTGTTGTGTTCCAAAAAGAATAATGCCGCGACAGCGGGTGTTACTTCGTGGAACTCGATGACCGGATCACCGTCGTGGTCTTTTGCTCTGGTGATCCAATCGGCGACTTGTTGTCGCTCGTCTTTGGTGGCGGTGTCCGCCACTTCTAGAATTTTGGCGGTCAACTGACTCGCCAAGTCCTCACGCATAGCCATGCGCGTTCTCCCTTTCTGCAACCGTAGCGTAGATGACCGGACCCGCCAGTCGTTCGCATCAGGTCGCGTTACGGTCACTGATTGACCGCATAAAACCGCTACTCGATCAGGAACTGTTGCGTCAATCTACCCGTCGATCACGATTTCGTGATCGAGTAACACGGCGGGACAATCCGGTCCCACCGTGTTAAACGAGGCTCTTTAGTCTACTTCGGCTTGTGCCCGCGCGCGCCGCGTGGTCGATGGTGCGGTCGATTTAAGTGCCCGCATCATTGCACTGGCCACCGGGTGACGTTTTGACAACGGGAGCCATTCAAGAATCACGCGCGCGATGTCTTCCGGCCTGTCGTGGACGGTCACTTGCGGACCACGGTCATCATTCGCTTCGAGCCGCTTGATCACCCGCTCCTGCGCATCAACCTTGTTCTGGAGCCAGACATTAGCTTCCTTCAAGGTTTTCGGCCTAGTCAGTGACTCAGTGTCGGCATCAGTATCATCATCATCCGAATCACCCGGCGGTTCTTCCGGCACCTTGTTTGCCTTCTCGTAGGCGCGCCACACGGCGGTCGGATGGTTGAGTTCCAGCCGCCTACCGAGTCCGATACCGGAGCGCCACTGCTCGATGTCCGGCAAGTTGTCGAGACACTTTTGCAGCCGGGTGCGAACCGCCGCATCGATCTTGTCAAATCCCGTCTCGGTCAAGAACGGAGTGAAGTGCGTGTTGTACGCCTTACCCTTCGGAACATTGGTATGCAGTATCCGCATGATCGCGTTCCTGCCCGCCTCGATGGCGCGGCCGACCGTGATCCAGTTCTCCCAGCTTTCGCCGTTGCGCAGTGACTCCCACGCCCGCTGTCCCCGCCGCACAGCTTCCTGTGTGGCGTCGTCAAAATCACTCATCATTTCGCCCTCCTTGTATGAGCGCGAATGTTACCCTATGAATTGTCCTGTGACAAGTCTTAAAGTTACTTTAGAACCGATCTAAAGAGAGTCACTAACCAGTCGGAGTAAAAACACACTAGACACTCCGTAAAAAACCCCGGTACAATCTTACCGGGGTTTTTTTAAAGTCGGAAAGGAAAAAGACGATGCTGGGTTTCCGTACGGCGCTAAAAGATCAAATAGCACAAGGGGGCGATCCAGCCTCTTGGTACGAAATTAGTGACCTACTGGAAAACTTTGTGTCGGTATTTGAAAATACAATAGTCACCCACTTGAAAGGGGTTACGCAATCGGCGGAACAAGCTTCAGCAATCCTGTTTTGCACTGTCCTGGTATCCAGACGCGGGGGCATCGAACCCCACTTCCGGCGGATGATCGAAATTTTTCCAGGGAACAGTTTCGGTGTAAAAATGATCAACTGGACGGTCGGCAGTCTTATGGCGGATATTCCTGAAGTGCAGATGATCTGGACTGCCGCCTTTAGACGGCAAATAGGCTACACTGTAGACATGCTGCTGCGCGAACTTGGCTTGGCAAACGTTCCACTGACACCGGACGAGGTGTTACTGTGGATAAATACCAAAGGCGGCATGGGCCAACTCGAAAAAGAGTTCCGCCGGTTGCGTGACGCCGAGAAAAAAGCCGGGAAGATCGGTCAGGAGCGTGACAAAGAAGCACGAAGAACAGCCCGCGCACGCCGTGCGGGTTTTGACACTGTCGAGGAAAGCGAGGCTGCGGCCTTTCGTGACCGATTGGGTAGCTACAAAGCGGAGCTAGTCGAGCGCGGTACACATACCACAGGCATCTTCCCACCCGACAGGCTGTTTATCTCCGGTCCCGGCGGCTTGTATCAATTGTCGGAGGCCGATGAATTGGCACTACTGCGTTGCGGGATCGGAGGTGAGTGATGTCGTCAAGAAGGTTTCCGCACCCGGATACGTGTTGGGGCGTTGACAAAACAGACCCCAGCGTCATCGGAGATGTGATGATCCAGTATATCAGAGTTAGGGTCTGCGAGGGTGACTGTTGGCCACTTTACGACGCCTTTGAACCCTGTCACATCTATAACCGCACCCTGCTGGAAACTTACGGTGTTCTGATAGAACGTCGCGAATTTAGTCACTTAACAAGCGAGGAACTCATTGCCGCTCTCCTGTATAACCCAAAGCGAGATTTAGAGTGGTACTGTGGGGCACCGCGTTTTAATATTTCATACACGGCAAACTGCATTGCCTATCGGCACGGTATTACCTGTGCTTTGTGTCACCAAGTCAAAAAACCTTCGGAGAGATATCAGGGCGGCGCAGCGTACAGCCGGATCATCGATCCCACGACACCTTATTACGACGGATACCGCCTGTTTAACACGATCATCTGCGATGACTGTGTTAAGGAGATAGACGGGTACGTGTGTAACACATGGAAATGGAAAGACGATACCAAAGCGGCGGTCCATGACTACCTAGCCCAACGACTGGGACGACACATGGTTGCAGCCGTAGGACGGGTACTTAAAGCATCCCGTCGCAAGACCAAAAGGAGACGCCATGCCGCGAACCGCCAAAAAACCCATGGAAACGATACAAATCCGTCTACCAAGCACGGTCCTGGCTTGGATCGACCATTATCGTAACAACCAACAAATCCCGCCGAGCCGCAGCGAAATGATCCGCTGGCTGATCGAGCAGGGCAAAACAAAGCTTCAGATACGGACCCGTGTACAACTTGATGACGAGCAATAACATGAGACGCTTCGCCGAAAACACCAAGGTACCAGTAGCACAAACCATCGCCGAGATACCGGTACTCCTCGCCCGCTACGGCGGTGACCGCTTTCAACACATTGTCACTAGCGACCGCGCGGCATTTCAGTTTTCCTACGCCGGGTTAACAATCAGCTTCGGCTTCACGCTGCCGTCCCACACGCAGGGGCGGCAGCGGATTTACCGCGCGGTCAAGCTGGCGATCCAGGCAAAACTGGAGAGTGTCGCATCCGGTATCGAGGAACCGGCACAAGCCTTTGGCGGGCACGTCGTGCTCCCTGGCGGCGCGTTGCTCCTCGACAAGATGCGGCAGTATCTCCCCGCCCCCTCCGTCAAATGACGATCATACCCCCTACCTTATCTAGAACCTCGCGCAGCCAGTCACCGTTACGAGTGTCATCCTTGAGGTACGCTATAAACTCCTTCGGGTTTAAGCCAAGCGTGTTACAGAAACCTGCCACATCAGCCGTGGGACTTTGGAACATTTTCAGCATTACGCGCTTGAGTGTCGCGTCATCGAACAGAGTATCCTTCGGCATTTGATTCTCTCCCGATCAGTCATCTGCCTCTAGCAATGCTTCCGCGTCTATCATAACACGAACCCGGCGATTGTGTCCGACACCACCACGGCTGCTCTGATGTCGAAGGCGTAACTCTTCTTGAAGCTCCTGTTTGAAACCCTCTATTTCGGTAAACATTGACTCAATGTGTGCTACAATTACCTTCTTTAACACGTCAAATTGGGCGTTGCTATGCTTTGCCAGATTATACAACTGTGTGCCTTTAACAAGTTCCGCCCCGCGCGCCAACGCCCAGAACTTCTCCTGCTCAGAATCCACATAATCCTCTATTGGTTTCAAAACAACCTGACGAGCAATAACTTCGTCACTAGGCATCAACATCCACTTCTGTGAATGCGGATCGTAACGCAAATCAAATGAGTTACCGATCTCTTCCGCCATACGGGAGTGTTTCGCCGCTTTGCGTAGACGATGAATCAGCTTATTACGAGCATAGACAAAGCTCGCCCATTCTGGTGAGCGTGGATGGGGCGGCGACGATAGTAACCCACATTCAACTGCCCAAGAATCGAAGTCCCTTGCCTCAAAATATACCCCAAGCTCGAATCGTTCAGCTAACGAAACAGCGTGATCGTGGGAAGTGGCACCAACAACAGGACGATCAATCCCCCAAGGCCGGTCTGCCGTTTGGCCGCGTCGCTTGCGTAGAGTTTCTGCGCGCAACCGCTTTGCCTGTACCAGTTTCCGTCCTTTCGCCATGTCCAAACTCCCTTTCTAGCGCATTGATGATTTTCCGTGCATCAGTCACCGCGTTGCGAAATTCCGCTTCGACGGTAAGATCGACGGTCGGATAGTCACGCAACCAGTTACGGATTTTGACACCGACACCTGTCATACGTTGAACATGTGTGGAGAACTTTTTCTGATAATCCTGCATCTGTAACAAGATGTCCTGTTCCAAACGCGACCGGCGCGCTTCGTCATCGTCACGCCGAACCCCCGTCAGTACCTCCTCTGCTTTTACATGAATGTACAATTTGATAAAGCTGCCGGTGAATTCCCTGTCACTCTCCTTCGCATAAGCAACCAGACACGCAGCGAGTTCCGCTTGCTTCTCAACGGGAAGTTTGACGCCCTTAAGTTCGGTGACTGCATCACGAAAGGTGTTTATGTGATGAGCTACCGTTAAATGCTTAACGACGCCGGCATAATCAAAAGTCACTTCCTGTTCGGCGGCAGCCGCAGCTTTTGCAGCAAGGTTACTCGCCTCTTCACGGTTTGCTTGTAACTCTTCCAACGCGCGCGCCTTCTCGGCAGCCTCCCGTTCGGCCTTCTCGGCAGCCTCCCGTTCGGCCCGCTCCTTCGCCAGCCGCGCGCGTTCAACGGCAGCGACACGTTCGGCTTCGGCACGTTCCAGAGCTTCAGCAGCTTCCTGTTCCTCACGCACGATCTCGGCCTCGACTTCGCCGATGATCCGCGCGTAGTTACCGGAAGATTTGAGATTGATGATTTGCTCATTAACCGCTTGTTGATTGATACCGGGAACATCGTGTAGAAAATTAAGGATCAACTTCCTACCAAGACCGCGTTCGGAAGCTATCTGACCTCGTAGCGTTTCGATTGCTCTGGTAGGCATATCGAACCTTGTCGAAATTTCGACAAGGTTGCCAACCATCACCGCCTTGGCTAGAAAGTGTACGGTACTGGCAATCGAACCGGCTTGCGCCGTGCCGTAGTTGCCGCGCTGGGTCGCGTTCTCTTCCGCGTACAGTCTGATGAGTTCCTCATCGGTGATAGACAACCGGACGGGAAACTGCACCTTAGTATACCCGCGCCGTACTGCCGCCCGCACCCGGTGGTGACCGGCAGCGATACGGATATCATCGAGACTACCATTATAGGCGTAAAGCACCATACCGGGCCAAAGCCCGTGCTCATCGATAGACCGACACAGCTCCTCAACGATGGCGTCATCAATAGGATCAACGGCAAAGTCGCGGCAATGGTTGTCTCCCACCTTAGTCAGATCAACCCACATAAGCCTTGTCAGGTCATCAGGCATCCGTCACCTCTGGTCGTTGGGTAGAACGCTACCATGGGAAATGACATGGGTAAACCCCCACCTAGTCCAAATCCGGCTTGCCGCGCCGGAACTCGCTGAACAGCATGTCCTTGGTGAAGGTAAGCTCGTCAATCAGTGACAGGAGTTCCTTGGCGTTGATGGTGATGTCACGGTCACGCCCGATCACCGCCATTTCCTCGATCTCTTCCTTACGGTCATGCGACAGCCAGGGTTCCATCTTGCGTGCTTCGTGATGACGGTTGAGCCGGACCAGTTCCGGTTTCGGTGTCTCGTCACCAACAGCCCAACCAAGGTGAGGAACCCCAAGCTTGTCCCACATGACCGTGAGTTCCCACAGCTTCTTGCAAGAGTCACAACGCATCGGGATCAACGCCGTGGTCAGCCCAAAGGTGTGCGGTTCGTCACTCAGGTGGAGGATGAAGTTACCGCAACCCGGACACGGTATGTTGTGGTACTCGTCATCACCTTCGGTCATCACGGAATTATCGGCGATCACCAGCTTTGTCATGGACGGACTCCTCCATTAAGGGTCACACGTTTAAGCACGGAAGTACAAGATCGCTTGCAAAAGCCGCAGAGTGACATATTCGAAATTATGTGGCGGTATCGGTAACCAATACCGTGTCAGCCATAATTGTAACCACAACCGGTTTGCCTCCCGACATGCTTGCCGCCACTCTCTTCTGCGTGCTTGTATCTTTTCACGCCGCAACCGAGAGCGTTCGTAGGCATTAGGTCCGGCTAGTAACTTAGTCGCTTTTTTTGGTGACGTTTTTGATGCGCGCCATAATTGGAACCCATGACGTTCAAGCTGATGAATAACCCCGTGATGATCCCGACACACCAGCATCACATCCATCAAACGTTCGTTTCCCAACCTGCCGTAGGTTTTATGGTGGAGATTAAGACCCGAAGTCTGATCACAAAACTGACACAAAGCCAAACCTTCTTCATTCCTTTTCGGCAATTTACTCCGAAAGTAACGAACCCGAAGTTCCCTCCAATGATCACTCCTCAAATAGTCCTGATAGGAACTGAACCCTAACTCGCGGAGTCTGTCTGGAATGCTTTTGGTACCGGTTCTCTTCGTCATCTCTTTTGTCTATCGTTCGGGAGGGAGAAAGGCACGATGCGCCCAGCACAGTAACTCTACCTGAGTCACTGGCTGGGCTGCAAGAGTGTCCATCGTTGCGGTATGGGCCGAAAGACACCGGAACTGGCATCGACCACTTGGGTACAGGATGGGGTCGCCGTCACCCTGGTTTTCTTTGATGCGGCTTGACATGGCTGTGTGCATCCCTCAACCAGCCGTTCCGGCGACCGGAGAGAGTTCCTGGGCTTTAGGTACGATTGGTGAACAGCCCTTCCCCGGAATCCGGGTTAGTTTTCACCAAAAGTGCGGCGTGTCGGCATCCGCCCACCGGCTCTACGGTGCGCTCTTGCCCTAGGCGGTGACCCCGGCGTTGCGCCGCAGTACGCCTTCCGAGCCGCTATGTCCTACTTAAATTAGACGGACGGCGCATAGCGAATCGGGGCGGTCGGCGAAAAAAAATTTAGCGCGCCCGATTCGGCTCCGCGCCTACCGTATAAATAGAATAGGGAGCACCACCCAATCAGGGAGCGACGACTAATGTCCTACCAGACCATCGTGGAAGAGTTACCGTTACTACAGAGAAAGCAACTCGATGACATAAGGAAGCGGTGCGCGTTACTTATGCAAAACCAATCCATCCGCAGTGACAATGTTGAGGAACAGGATTGGTTACTGGAAGGCGTCCTGCGCGAGTGCGAGCACCGGGGTATCTATGTTGGCCGGTCCTTCCACATAAAGAAATCGGGCAGCTTCGCCAGCTTCGCCACTAAGTCGGAAGCCGTGCGCGAGCTACTCACCGAATGCGCGCCGGGGCTGATGCCGGTGCAGCACGTCGCTCTTGGCCATGTCTGCGCCAGGGAGCTAGCCAACCTCCTGCTCCGGGTGTTCAACAGCCCGCCGTCGTTCAAGGCGATGATGGACCGGATCGATTGGGTACCGCGCGCCCTTGAGGAAGCCTTTCCCGGTTACATGCAATCACGGTTACTTCAGCTTGTGGTACCTTACGATGGCGAATAGTGACGAACGTTTCACCCTGTCGGTACAGGAATCAATCACCACCTGTGTCGCATTTGGTACCGACGATAATGCGGCGTTTGTCGCTAGTGCGGTTGATGTAACTCTGCTCGACCCGCCGCTTGATGACATCGTCGCCCGGTGTCTGAGTTACCGCAAGAAATACAAACAGGCACCCGGCCGCGAGCACATCGATGACGTGTTCACCGTGGTACTGAGTAACAAGGAGGACAGGCGTCACAACAATTACCAACGTGTGCTGACCTCGATGTTACGGTTAGAGCGGAGTCTCAATACCCGGTACGTCGCCGACATGATACACGAATTTAACCGCCGCCGGAACCAACGCGCCGCCATCCAGAGAGCGGCGGCACTGTACCAGGACAGCCCGGAAGACGCGGCCGACCAAATAGACACTATCTTCCGACAGTCACTCAAAGCTACCCATTCACTCGCCCGTAACACCGGGTTCACCCTAGCCGAGACAGCGGCATTGGGGTTCCTCAACCGTCACCCCGGTGACTATTGTCACATCGGAATCGAACCATTTGACCGGATCGGCTTGTGTCCCACCAAGAAGGAAATGTTACTGTTCATCGCGGCGCGTAACCGTGGTAAGAGTTTCTTCCTCACTCACTGCGGCAAACACGCGCTGCTCAAAGGCTGGCGGTCGGTACACTACACCCTGGAGAACTCGGGGGAACTCACCGCTGCACGGTACTTCCAAACCTTGTATTCGGGTACCAAGCGCGAGGGTGACTATCACTACACCCTGTTTGAGGAACGGCACGGTGTAACCGATCTCCGCACCACGGTGCTGAAACCCAACTTTGTCATCGAAGACAAAGAAGACACCGAAGCGTACCTCGCCGAGAAGATGGACCGTGACTATTTTCTCGACAACCTGAGGATCAAATCGTACCCTACCGGGTCACTGTCCTTTGAGATGCTGGAACGCGACCTTGACGAAATGGAGTTACTCGAAAACTTCAAGCCGGACATGGTGATGATCGATTATCCGCAAATCATGCGGCTGCGCAGCGGCGACGCCGACCGCTGGGAGAAGCTCGAAGACCTCGCCATCCAGCTACGTGGGAGCGCCGTGGAGCGCGATTACGCCCTGGTGGTACCCCAGCAAGGCACTAGGGCAGCCGAGAGCGCCACAGAGGTGCGCGGGCACCACGGCAGCGGGTCTATCGGCATGCTGTCGGTCGCCGACAATGCAATCACCTACAGCCAGACCAATTCGGAAGAGAATAGCGGGATCGCCCGGCTGCACAGCCAGAAGGTCCGCAACGACAAGGCGCGGCAGACCATCGTCATCAGTCAGCACTACCCGTCCGGCCAGTTCTGTATCCCCGGACAGGCGCACTACATGAGTCCCGATCTCGACGCGAAGATCACCACCTGGATCGGTCGGAGTCACGAACAGGACAGCGACACTGACAACGAAGATCAACCAGGATTCAGAAGGGAACTCGCGAGATGAAACGATACAAGGCCAAAGTGGTGACTACCACAGTACACTGGATCACCGTTCACGGTGACACCGCAGAAGAGGCGCGCGCCCACGTCCGGGAACTGTGTACCTCAAACCCCTGTGACGTTGGCATGGAGCCAGAATCGGAGACGATTGACATACCCATGATCCTGGACTACCCCGGACCACTGTTTGTGAGGGACACCAAATGAAAGCGTGTCGTGACTGTATCCATGTCGGACCCATCAACGAGAGCGGTTTCCCCACGCCGCGCTGTCTGCATCCCAAATCGTACATCGAGGTAAACGACTACCTGTATGGTACCACGCGGACCATTGTGCACACCGTCGAAACCATGCGGACGCTGGGCGCATGCGGTCCCGAAGCTACACTGTTCGCCGCCAAGGAGGAGTGATGCCGATCTCCCCCAAAGCCGTAACCGAATACCTCAGCCGTGAAGTCGAGGAACTCTCCTGGATTAAGTCACTGAGCGCGGAAGCGGTCACCGCCGACCTCAAGCTGGTCAAGCCGCGCCCAAAGTTTACCGCGCCGCTGCGCACCGACCAGAAGATTTGCTTCCTCCTGGGCGCGGCCTACCCCGAGATACTGTTTATGACCGATCTCGGTCTGGGCAAGACCGTCGTGTCACTGGAACTCTTCAACTATTTCCTGCGCATCGGTACCATCCGGCGCGGCATCGTGTTCTGTCCGACCGACGAACTGGTCGAGTCGTGGGAAGACGAGATCGTCAAGTGGGGGTTCCCGTTCCCGTATGTGTCACTGCGTAAGGGGTCGAGTGCGCAAAAATGGCTTACATTGGCCACACTTACCGGTGACGGTTTGATTATCGGTACCTACGCCGGGATCGCGGCGATGGTATCCAAGATGGTCACCCGGCGGGATCGCAACGGCCACGACACCGGACACAAACGACGGCAGCCGCTAACCGAGTTACTCGACAAGGTCGGCATGCATGTCGATGCGGTGTTCTTTGACCAGTCAACCAGTGTCGGTGACACCGGCTCGCTGAACTATAAGGTCTGTAAACACTTCTCGCTCCACGCCAAGGTGCGCTACGGTCTAGCCGGCCGCGCCTTTGGCCGCGACCCGGCGATGATCTGGGCACAACTGTACCTCGCCGATCACGGTCGGGCGTTGGGTACCCAGATGGGTATGTTCCGCGAGGCGTTCTATTCGAAGTTCTTCCCGAAGTGGGGCGGCACCGAGTACACCTTGCGCAAGAAGCTGCAACCGACCCTATCCCGGTTCATCGCCTCATCGTCACTGCGGTACTCGGTCGAGGAGTGCGTCGAGTTACCACCCAAGGTAAAGGTGATCAAGGCTTGTGACTTCCCGGTCGAGAACTGGAACTATTTCATCAAGGCGCGCGACGAACTATTCGCCAGTAAGGGTAAGTTCCGCGAATGTCGTAACGCGTTCCTCCGCATGCGGCAGATCAGTTCCGGGTTTGTCGGGTTTATCGATGACGAAAGCGGCGAGCGCGCCCAGGTGGAGTTCGCCGTCAACCCCAAGCTTGAGTTACTGATGGAACTGGTGAAGGAGATTCCCGAAGATCGCAAATGTGTCATATTCTATGAGTTCAACGTGTCCGGCCAGAAGATCAGTGACGCGCTCACCAAGGAAAAGATCAAGCACGGTTGGCTATGGGGCGGTACCAAGGATTGGACACTGATCAAGGAGTCATTCAACACCGACCCGAAGTACCGGTTCCTGGTGGCGAACTGGCGCAAGGCATCGATGGGGCTGAACCTGCAAGTCGGCTCCTACGAGCTATTCTACGAGTCACCGGTCGGCGTCGTACCACGCGCCGAGGCCGAAGGGCGTATCCACCGCACCGGGCAGCAACACCGCTGCTTTATCTACGACCTTGTTGTCAAAGACTCGGTTGATGAGCTAATACTAGGGTTCCACGCGACCGGCGGTGACTTGTGGAAAGCCTTGGTAGACAACCCACAAAAGACTCTAAACCTTAAACCGGGAAAGAAACATTAGAAGAGAGTGAGTCTTAATTGGAGAACCTGAAACAAAGCCCCGGAACGAGCCACGATGGGCGAGAGAAACATATGATCTGAGCAAACAGTCACCCAATAAAAGGTGACTGAGTCAAAGAAGAACTTTAAGCGTGGACACCGCCTAACCCATTGAAAAGTCACGCAAAGAAAAACCTTGAAAAAGTAACTTTAATCCCCATCTATAGGGTGGACCCCGGAGGGTGGTCCCTCCCGGAACATCAGGGAGGGAGCCTCCGGGGGAGCCACCGAAGGGATGCCCCGTCAGGGGCTGGTCGGACAACCCGGCCAGAGAAGTTCCCGGTCAGCAAGGCTCTGGCAGACGACCGCCAGCCCCGCAAGCGGCATCGGCATTCAAGCCCGGTTCCCTCAAATGGGTTCCCGTGCCTTGGATCGCCCGCCGCGCTAGCACCATGCCTGTCCCAGGCAGCCCGAGGCCTATCCCGCATCGCATGCGGGTAGCGGTCCCGGCGTGTCCCCCGGCTTCGGCCGAGACACAAGGCAGCCGCCATCCCCGCACGGGGGTCGCGCGGCACCGGAGCCTGGGGTCAATGATAAGTCACGCGAAAGCGTGACGATGGGCACGGTCTTTCCCTTCGCGGGTTGCGGAATCTCCAAACCTAGAAATACACAAGCGCCCCCGCCGATCATATCGGTTGGGGGCGTTTTGCGTTGTAGGGTGTGACACTAGGATGTCACTAAAGGAACTACCATGTCGAAACCATCAGCCCTCAAACACGGTCGTAACCCGCGCTACCCGTACGTGCCGGTCGTTGTTTATGACGACGGGCGTCAGTCACAGGTACGCGGTTACGCGTTTGTGACGCGTGACGAAGCGGTCGCGTTTGCGAAGCGGTACCTCGACAACGTCGAGGCGAACTACGCGGCGCAGATGGCGGCGTATGCCGCGCGCCACAACAAGGAGTAACACCATGGCACTCTCGATGGTGGTCGGTCGCGACTACCGCCTGCACGGCAAGCACGAATTCGTCATCTACGAGGACGAAGAGATTGTCACCCGCAAGGGTTTCTTCGCGTCCTACACCCAAGCGAAGCGCGCCGGCCTGAAGGCGGCGGCGGAAATCTACGCCGAGCGCGACCGCATCGCGCCGGAACTGCCACTGTAACACAAACCCCCGGCATTCACTTGCCGGGGGTTTTTCTTATGGTGTGACAACTAGGGTCACAGATAGGAGCTAACCAAATGCGTAACGATCTGTTCTGCTACGAGTGCAACAAGCCGTCACCGGCTTATACTTGCCCGCATTGCGGCGGTACCGATGTCGAGCCGTTCGACACGGACACCGGCATGGCCGAGGATGACGGTCGGGAAACCGAGCGCCGCAACGACGCTTGGGCCGAACGTCACTACCGTGACTAACCCTAAACCCCTGGTCATTCGTGACCGGGGGTTTTTGTTTAAGTGTGACACACTTCGGAGACTTCAGATGACCGAGTACACCGCACAACAGATCGAGCTAGCAATCGACGCCGAGGCGCTCGCCTGGGCCGATTTTTTCCGCGTCGAGGACGAAGACGGCCTAACCCGCGAGCAGCAGATTGAGGGCCGCAAACAGGTGATGCGGGCCAATATCGCGGTCGGCTATATCGCCAATAGCCTGAAGCCATTTCTGCCGGAAGAAAAGGAGGGAGCACATGTTACGGGTTAGCGCCGGTCACTACCGGGACAGCTTCTGCCGCGTCACTTACGATGTGAAGAAGGTGACGATCCCGTGGGATCGCCACGCGGCGGCATGGTCTTTCACCATCATCAACACCGGCTTCGAGAACGGTAGCTGGCGCACCAAGACCGAGGCGGCACAAAAAGCCCGCGTCCACATCTACGGTATGAAACTGGATAACGCGCTGAAGTGACCAAAACCCCGCCGGTAACACGGCGGGGTTTTTCTTATGGTGTGACCACTAGGGGCCACAGAGGAGCTACCATGTTACGCAAGGCATTTAGTGACGACATGCCGCGCACCTACGCCACTTACGAGAACGCCGAGAAGGCGCTCCACAAGACGGTGGCCAAGCTGGGCGGTACCGATGAAAACCTCACCTACCTGATCGCCGCCACGCCGGCCGGCCGGTTCTACCCGGTCGTGCTGCCGAGCGAGGCTCAGGTCCAATCTGCAATCACCCTAGCCCACAATGGTGTGGCTTTCGTACGGAGGTAACAATGACTGACCAAATCCTGTTGATGAAACCCTACGCCGACAGCCGGGTGATCTCACCCAAGCACCCGGTGTCGGATGAGTTTGACCAAGCGTTGCGCATCTACCGCGACAGCCCGTTCACCATCACCGTCCAGGTCCGCACCCGCAAGGGCACACAAAAGCGGATCAGCACGGCGACAGTGACCAAGCAGGAGGCGAAGGACATCGCCGCTTACCTGCTTCGGGTCGCCGAGGAACTGAGCGAAGAGCATCGCTAACACCTAACCCCCGGTCATTCGTGACCGGGGGTTTTTCTATGGGTGTGAAGTCGGTGACCAGTGGTTGGTCACCGGGTTCCAAAGAACCTCTCACTAGGGAGAATGGTCACAATGCCTGAGTTCACCATTGCCGATCACGGCTCAATCGTCCTGATCACCCCGATCACTGAAGAGTGCCGCATCTTCCTCGAAGACCACGTCGATGCGGAAGCGCAGTGGTTCGGTGGTGCCTTGGTTGTCGAGCCGCGCTATGTCGGCTCGCTGGTCGAGGGCTTGGCCGAATGGGGCTTCGCCTAACACAAACCCGGTCACTTCGGTGACCGGGGTTTTCTTATGGTGTAACCTCTAGGAGGATCACATGAAGACTAAGCCGAAAGCCAAAACCCCCGTGATGGGTACTGCCGAACTCGTTGACGAGATCGGTCGTATCTCCGCAATCGTCGCCGACTTCGAAAAGAAAAAGAAGGCGTTTGTCGCGGAACTCCTGACGCGGGCCGGTGACCGGAAGTACATCGACGGTAACCTGTACACCGCCACCATCGTGCCGGAATGCACCGTCACGTCGCTTGACACCGACTTTGTCAAGACCGAGATGGGTGACGAATGGTTCGCCGCCCACACCAAGGACAGCACGCGGAAAGCCTCTGTTCGGGTCACCGCGCGCAAGACCCCTGACCAGAAGAAGGAGTAACGATGAACCTCAACGATCTGCGAATCATCAGTGAGCGGCTGACACTCACTGTGATGCAGCAAAACTGGCCGGACGCCTGCAAGGAGTTAGACCGGCTGCAACAACTCACACGGGAGATTGACAGTTACATCGCCCGCAAGCGCGACGAGGCGGCGCGGAACGCCGGAAAAGTGTAACCTAAACCCCGGTCACCTTGAATGGTGACCGGGGTTTTTCTATGGGTACACTCCGTATCCGACCACTAGGGAACCAACGTTATGGCAATCCAAATGTCCCTGGCACTGCAAACGGTGGTCAAGAAGTTCCACCTGGAAGTCAGCCGTGACAATCTCGGCAACTACCGGGTTGACGATCCGATCATCGCTAGCTTTTACCAAGGTACCAATGACCCCAGCAAGCGTGGGTTCTACACTCACCGCAAGCTGGACAACGCGGTCCAGGAAGCGGTCGCTGTCCGCAAGGAACACGACGCCGAGATGACCCGCCGGTCGGGCTTTAGCACCGAACCGGTGAAGGTGACACCACCCCCGCGCGCCAAGAAGGCAGCTTCGGCTGCGGCACCGGTACAGGTGGTCACCGCCCCACCGGTCGTGCGCGTGCTGATCGATGACAGCCCCATCGATGATGAGGATGACATCGAGTTTGGGTTTGATGATGTCGAACTCGACAACACGGGTGAGCGGGTGAAAAAGTTCCGCGAGCCGCCGCGCTACTCCAAGAGCGAGTCATCGTTCCTGCGGGGTGCGCGGGTGATTGTCAAGCGACCGCACATCGGGCAGGAAGCCTTGGCCAAGGACGCGGTCCTGGCGATGGCCACCGCCAAGTACGTGCGGGTGGCGTTTGACGATATCGTCACCACGCTCGACGCCGCCGGGTTCCTCAACGCGGCCGGGAAGCGGTTAGTGCCGCCACCTAAGGCAAAGAAGGAGAAAGCCTAGGAGTGTCACCATAACCCCGCCGGGTCAAACCGGCGGGGTTTTCTTTTATGTAACCAACCTCTAGGAGGAACTAGTGACAGACGAGACTGAAAACCTGCGCCGCGCGATGCTCGCCAACAACCAGCCCGAGCGCGATCTCGAAGCGGCTGAACTGCGGTGGGACACCGAGGCGCTGCGCCGTGACTTCACCGTCCACGGTTTCATGGCCCCGTTTGTCATCGTCACCCGCAAGGTTGACGGTGTGAAGGGTGTCCTCGAATTCACCCACAGCCCCCGCTTCTACTTCAACTTTGTAGCGGACAGGTGACACTAACCCCCGGCAGAGATGCCGGGGGTTTTCTTTTAGTGTAACTCTCATCTAGGAGGAGCAAATGAGTGCGTTTATGGTCAACGACGGTACGATTGATCGCGCGGTCAGCGCGGTGCTCGCGTTCAACAACGAGAACCCGCCGATGCTGCCCGATGCGTTGGGTGCGGAACTGATCAAGCTCAACATGGAAGCGTTACGGCAACGCTACGGTGACAAACCGCTGGCGTTCACCTACGCCCACCGCAACCATGATGATGCCGACCCGGTGCTCGCCCGGTTCAAGGCGGTGTCTTGCCTGACCTACCAGTGCAGCGAAGGTACTGTTCCCGAAACGGCGCTGTTCAACTTGCTGGAACAGGTCGAGGACGATCTCGCGAAACAGATCGCGGTCAAGTACAAACTCAAAAAGGGTCAAAGCCCCCACAATCTACCGGCATACAACAAGCTGCCGTGGGACTTTGCCGATTAGACACCAAACCCCCGGCATTCAGGTGCCGGGGGTTTTCCTTTGGTGTCTGATCTAGGAGGACACACAATGTCAGGTCGAAAGGCACTTCATAACGAAGTGATCCCCGCCTGCCTGTTCACCTACGACACCAGGACCAAGACCTTTGTCGGGTTGTTTACCAACCTGTCACAGCGTCACGGTCACAATTTCAACACGCTCATCACCGTGCGGAACGAAAAGACCGGCGGCGAGGTGGTGTTCGAAGTTGACCAAGTGGTGAACACGCCGAGCGGTGACTGGAAGCTGATGCGCTTCAAGTCCGCGTCGAAAGCACATCCCGAGCTTCGGCTCACAATCCTGAACGAGTAGGAGATACTCATGATCTACGCAGTCAATTTGGTTCCCGCCTATGGGCGCGACTACCAGACACCGGAGGCGGTGCAAAAGGACTGGGATGCGGGTAAGGACTTCCGCATCGCCGACATCGGTAACCGGTGGGACGGTAAGTACACGTCCAAAAGTGACTGGGCGGGGCAGAACGTCCGCATCCGTTACAACAAGCTTGCAGACTTCGTTATCCTCTAGAGGTACCAAGGAACCCCCGGCATTGCGGTGCCGGGGGTTTTTCTATATGTGTAACCCCTCAATCTAGGAGGATCAAATGGCACGCAACGATCTCAGGCTCGCCGTCGATAACGATTCGGCCGAGGGCTTGGTCAACGTCAACGGTTTTACCGATGCGGCGGCGGCTTCCGCATACACGATGGCCGGTCACGCGACGATCACGTTAGAGTCACGGCGCACCGGCAAGCACTTCACGTACAAGATCAACCGCGCGAAGAACGACGACGGGTCACCGGCAGGCCGGTGGTTTGTCGGTGTCCTGAGCGGTCCCGATAACGATAGTGACTATTCGTACATCGGGCTGATCGAAACCCGGCTCAACGGCTGCCTGTTCCGGCAGACGGCAAAGGCCAAGTTCAAGGCCGATGCCCCGTGCGTGAAGGGTTTTGTGTACTTCTGGACCCATGTCGAGCGCGGTCACATCCCGAACGACATGATTGTCCGGCATTCGGGCAATTGTGGCCGCTGCGGTAGGACACTTACGGTCCCATCCAGTGTCGAAGCTGGGATCGGTCCAGAATGTTCCAAAAAGATGGAGATGTGACATGAAGCGGCGGTTCAAAGACCCCAAGATGCAGGAAATGTACGAAACCTGCCGGGTGACCGGGCTGGACAAGACCGGCGAGTTCTGGTGGAACGGTAAGCCTCTCCGAGGCGCAGGGCACCGCAGTGCGTATTGGAACGGCTACGATGGTCAGCCCAGCCGCTACCTGCGCAACAGCCTCGCCTACGCTGCTTGGGCAGCGGGCCAGGACAACGAGAAAGCCGGACGATGACACTAACCCTGCCGGATCGCACCGGCAGGGTTTTTTGTTAGGGTGACGGTATCTGTTACCGTCACTGGAGGACAACATGAAACGGTATCTGGAACATGGCCCAGAATACTGCCGGCTCACCTACAAGGAAGACGGTGCTAGCAAGCCCGTCAGTGTTTGGGCCGAAGTCGGGCCGACGAGAGACAACGTCCAGATGTTCTACGAAGTGGACGAACACGGTGAGCGTCAGTGCATGATTTTGACGTTGGTCGGCGAGGCGCGGTGGAAACCCGCCAAGCTGAACCTGGACACCGACAAACTGGAACGGGTGCGGTGATGAAGACACTAACCATCGCGAGCAAACTGGGTCACTACCAAGCCGACCTGACCCAGACACCGGAAGGTGTCGAGATCAAGTTCTGGGCTTGTTACCAGGACGGCGGGCCACGCCGCTGGATGGGTACCGACATGGTCGATGCCCCGTGGCACCTTGTCACCAGCAAGGTCTATGACACGATCTGGGGTATGGTGCCCGAGATCACGCGCGGCGACACGGGTGTCGCCAGAAGGATGTGACATGGATGTAACCAAACCCCACCGGTTCCAACCCGGTGGGGTTTTCTGTTTGTGTGGGTGGGTGACAATCCCGTCACTACCCGATCCCCTCTAGGAGGAGAGTAACATGCCTGCTAACGTCGAATCGATTGCGTATCGCAAGGCCGGTGGCTTGCCCTGGCACGGTGAAGGTGTTCCGGTCGATAACGATATGTCGGTCGATGACATGCTTGTCGCGGCCGGGCTTGACTGGACGGTGTCCAAGCACCCGCTCTACTTCCCGATGCCGGTGGCACCGGGCGAGAAGCAGCGGATGCGGATCGTACCAGACGAGTTCGCGCTCGTCCGTAACAAAGACTATACGGTGCTCGACACCGTTGGTCGCGGTTACATTCCGGTGCAGAACCACGACGTGTTTGATTTCTTCAAGCGGTTCGTGGAAGCCGGTGACATGGAGATGGAAACGGCCGGCGCGCTCAGGAACGGTCGCTTTGTCTGGGTGCTGGCCAAGATCAAGGACGGCGCGTTCACGCTGGGCAGGGGCGACAAGACCGAGTGCTACGTGCTGCTGTCGCAGCCGCACGTTCTCGGCTATGCGCTCAACGCCTGCATGACGGCAGTGCGGGTCGTCTGCGAGAACACCCTCACCAGTTCTCTGGGCGGCACCCTGGACGGCAAGAACAAGGTCGGTGCCTTCCGCCACCTCCACAACCGGCCGTTTGATGACGAAGTCAAGGCCGAGGCTGAGCGCACGCTGGGCTTGGCGCACGAAGGCATCAAGGCGTACTCACATACCGCCAAGCTGCTGTCGGGCGTCCGGGCGCGCGAGGATGATGTCACCGACTTCTTCCATGGCGTGCTGCGGCTGGAGCACGACGAGGAGGTGACCGAAGCCGAGATGATCGACTTCGAGGACAACCGCAACATGAAGCGGTTGCGTGAGTCGCTGCTCACCGCGCCGGGACAGGAACTGTTCCGTGACACTTGGTGGAACGCGTTCAATGCGGTCACCTATTGTGTTGACCACGTCATGGGTCGTGACGACAACCGGCTGTTCTCGGTGTGGCACGGCAACGGTGCGCAGATGAAGCGCCGCGCGCTCGAAATGGCGGTCGAGTTCGCCAAGGCCTAACCCGTCACTAAACAACCCCCGGCATTCGGTGCCGGGGGTTTTCTTTTGTGTAACTCGCATCTAGGAGGAACTTCCAATGTTACTAGCTGCCGTTTTCCTGATCTTGTACTTCACGCCTACCGTCATCGCCGCGTGTCGCGGTCACGCCCGATGGGGACAGATACTGTTCCTGAACCTGTTACTCGGGTGGACGATCATCGGCTGGATTATCTGCTTCTTCATGGCTTGTGGAAACAAGCACAAGAACCAGCCGCCAATGGTGATCACCGCCGTCACTAACGGTTCAACACCGCAGGTAGTCGCCACCATCACCCAGGCTGTACCGGCAAAGCGCAAGATGGAACCGCGCCCATGGCTCGATGCCTTGCTGCCGCCCAAGAAGCGCGACCCCAACGACGATTGGCAACCGGTCACTAGACCCTAACCCAAAACCCCGCCGGTAACACGGCGGGGTTTTCTTTTGGTGTAGCTCTCATCTAGGAGGACACGATGAAATACGTCAAAATAGCGGTGGGGCTAATCATCCTCGCCCAGTTCCCCGTAGCAATAGGTGTCATTATCGCCCAGCTTCTAGGAGGTGGACAATGAGTGACGAAAGAAAGGAGCGTGAGTCGGCGATCCGCCGGATCAAGGCTCTGCTCGAAACCGCCGGCCGCACCGAGGCCGAGATCGACGCCTGTTCCGGTAAGGTACAGGAACTTCTGGTCAAGTACCACCTGTCGATGTCGGACGTGGCCAAGGCCGGCGACACCATCATCCGTGACACTGACTTCCTGACGGATTCGTCCGAATGGATCAAGTCACTGTTGAACGGGGTGGCACAACTGTACCTCTGTGGCTACTACTACGAAACGTTCCCGGCCGACTGGATCGAAAAACACGGGCTGAACGACGGGCTGTTCCCGCTGATCGCCGGTAACCACCGGACAGCCTACCTGCGACACAACTTTATCGGCAAGCCGGTTGACGTGACGGTGGCCAAGGCGATGGGTCAGTACATCGCTCGCGCGATGCAGACCCTATGCCGCGAGGAGGTGCGGAAATGGCCGACCAAAGAGCGGCCGGCGTTCCGGGTGTCGTTTATGAACGCCTGCACCGCTAGGGTGCGCTACCGCCTGCACCAGAAGCTTCTAGAGGCGCAGGAAAGCGGCATCCCCGGCACCAACCTGCCGGCGGTTCGCTCGCTCTACGAGCAGGCGCAGGACGCGGCACGGGACTACCTGCGGCAGCAGGGCATCCTGCCCGATCCCAAGGCTACCAGCCTCGCCAACATCGAGCACCAGGGTGGCGCGGTGGCCGGCTGGAAAGCCGGTGACCGGATCGGCCTAGACCAGCAAGTCGGCGGTAACATCAACCCCAACCGTATCGGAAGGAGGTGATTTTAGTGGAGTTCACACACAGCACGCTCCAAGACTACGAGAAGCGCGTGCATGATCTGTACCAAAACTTCCTGTTTGGTACCGAGACTGACGGTGCCGATCCGGTCGCGACGCAGCAATACCTGATCGCGATCTCGCATCTCGAAATGGCACACCGCCATCTCGCGCTCGCGCGGTTGACTCAGGCTCGCGCACTCGCGGGGCGCTGACCTAAACCCCCGGCATCCAGGTGCCGGGGGTTTCTTTTGGTGTCACTAACCACTACAAAAAGGACTGTGTGTTATGGGTGCCTACTTTCATCATAAATCCACCAGACGAATGAGTGTGCGGATCGAAGGCGGCTTTCTCGTTGTCCGTTTTAACGACAACGGGCAGACGGAATACTTCCCGATGCCAAAAGATCGTACCGACAAGGACGGCATCCGCGCCACACGCGGTGCAGCTTGTGCTTGGGCCAAAAAGAACGGGGCAACAGTCGATCAGGAAGCTGCCATAAAAAAGGAACTGACCGACAACGGATACTATCTGGTTGGACCGCAGTCACGCGGTAAGGTGCAACGCGTCATCGTGCGTCGATCAATCAAGCCGCACGACGACACCGCTACCGGAGCGTACGCGTAGGATGTTACACTTGACCCCCGGCATTCGTGCCGGGGGTTTTCTTTTGTGTAACCTAACCTAGGAGGAGTAACATGCTAGTCAAACGCAAATCCATCTTCACCGGGGTGGAAACCGAGTTGGAGCTTCCGGTGACTCAAGCGCAGATCGACCGCTGGCAGAATACCGGCGCATTGATCCAGGATGTGTTCCCAAACCTGACACCGGGACAGCGGGAGTTCCTGCTCAGCGGTGCCACCGAGGAGGAGTTCGATCGATTATTCCCCGAGGATGAGGACGATGAAGTCTGAACGTGGTGACTGGCACCGCCGCACGCGGCGCGGCACCGCACCCCCGAGTGTCGCGGGTGCCGGTGTCGTTGTGTGCGGGTTCTGCGCCAAAGTCTTTAAGACGGCGCAGGGTGTGCAACAGCACGAACGCACAGTACACGCGGAACTCATTAGGAAGCGGCTTCAGGAAATCCCCGCAACAACGGAGTTCAATCGTGCGATCTACTGCGGTAACTGCACAACCCCTAACACTTGCAAATTCGGACGCTGCATCAAGGAGAACAAATGACACAAAAGACACTAACAAGGTGGCGGCTAACCGATAGCAATATCCCCGCCAGCGAGCGTACCTTTGACACCGAGGAGGAAGCGAGGCACTACCTCGCGCTAGCCTGGAAGGTCTACCCGGCGATGAACCGGGTGCGGCTGTCCCGGTTTGACATCACCACCGAGGTGATCAAACGACCCGAAGAACTGCTAGGAGATATCCAATGACCAGCGTCATGGTATGGCCACCGCCGCCCGAAGATCGGCCCGGCGATGGAATTGTCAAACTACGCACCGGAGAATACCGGATTCACAAAGCGTGGAGTGATCGGCCGCATGTCTTTGTGCGTTACCTGTCATCAAAAGGCAGATTGGCTGAACGCAAGCTGACGCGCTACGGCGCGACCGCACAAAAGGTTGTGGCTAAGTTCCGCGATGAGACACAAACCCACTAGCCCCACCTATCGCGGTGTGGTAGAAAGTAACCCGGTCACTTCGGTGACCGGGTTTTCTTTTTGTGTGACATCCCGTCACTAACCACCAAACCTCTAGGAGGATCACAGTGAAGAAGTTCAATAAGACACAACAGGGCGAACTTAATGCCCATATTACCGATCTCGCCACCAAGAAGGGGGAGATCGATGACGCCTGGGAGAAGTTCGAACTGGCACACAACGAACTCGCCACCGCCATCGATGCGTACAACGCTTCCCTTGCCGCTGTCACCGAATGGCGCGACGGCATCGTGCAAGATATGCGAGACTACCAGGAGGAGCGTTCCGACAAGTGGCAGGAGGGCGACGCCGGGCAGGCCTACGAAGCCTGGATCGATGAATGGGAGGGACTCGATCTCGATGAGGTCGAGACACCCGAACTACCCGACGCGCCCGACTTCGAGCACATTGACGCCATCGAGCAATTGCCGACAGAAGCAGAGTCGGCGTGATCACGGCGGCGTGATAGTATCCCCCCGGCGCTTCGGTGCCGGGGGTTTTTTGTGACCAAAATCTAGGAGGAACCAATGACCGAACTTGAGACACTGCTCGAAATGGGCGAGGAGTTCGCCCGCAAGGTACTACTAGAACGCCGGCACAAGGAACTGATAGCGACGTATCACCTGATCGGTGCCGACGATTCCCACCACATCATGCAGTGTGCGTGGGAGAACGATCTGCAAAAATCACTGCAATTCGCGATGGTCAAGAACATGGCGCAGGAGATCACCTGTCGCGCCTTCGTCTTTGTCAGCGAAGGGTGGTCACTCCATCTCGACAAGGACGCGCCCGAGGTGCAACCAAGCCAAAGCCCTGACCGTATCGAGGTGGTGCACATCACGGCGGGCAACACTACCGGCAACGCGTCAATCCTGTTGCACATGGTCCGCGATCTATCACCCGGTATGCGAAACCGGCTGATCGCTCTGGAACCCATGACGCGGCTGGAGAACAGCGGAGGGAAGATGATCGAGGGACTCATCCAACCGCAGAAAGGTACGTGATGCACATCATCCTGCTGGTGGTCGTGGGCGTGCTTATCGCCCACGTCATCATGGGCATGTCCCGTAACTTCGGTGGGTGTCTACTGGTACTCATCCTGTTACTGATCATCGGATCGTGTGCCAGTCACCACACCGTCGTCTACCACTACTGAGCTTCACAAGGGAGGATAGATTGGAGGAATTGACACCAGAAGAGCGTGCGGTGATCTTACGAGCGTTACAGTCATGGTTACGCAAGGTCGCCGCTGACTCACTCGAAGCCCTACGCCGCAACCCGGCACAGGGACACGCGCTGATCGACCGGACCACTGCCCCGGTCGAGCGGCTCATCCAAAAGTTCCAGCATTAGAACCCGATCCCGGTGGGGCTTGCCCTGCCGGGATTTTTTCGGTAATAGGATAAGGCTTCCTTTAAACCCCCTATCTAGGAGGAGACGCTTCCATGCCTTCGATGCCTTTCACGACCTACGAAAACACACACAATCCGCACGTCTCAATCCACAAAAGCAGTTGCGGACAACTCAGAAAACGCGGCGGCGTGCATCAACACAACCAAGGGAAATACACAGAGCACGCTACCTACACCGCTGCCTTAACTTACGCCCAAAGCACGGGCTTATCGCTGAAAATATGTTCCTACTGTGGTCCCGTTCCCACAGTTCCAAGTCTAACGGAAGGAGTAACCCATGTCTGACACGACACTGCTGGAGCACCGCTGCCCGTGGCCGCGCGGTGAATGCATGCGCGGTGAACCCGACTTCGATCTGGAACTAAACCCGGTCACCCGGCTCACCCGCGATCTGCGTAAGGGCGCGGCGACACTCGGTGACACCGAGGCGCGTTTCCTAGTTGACGCTTACTACATCATGCAGGAAAACCGCAAACGCGCCGCCGGCCAGGAACGGGCGCTCAACGCGTCCAACGAGCCGCACGAAATCATCACATGGCTAAAGACCCAGAACTCCACCATGGAGGGACAGATCAAGGCCGCGCTCGATGTCTACACCCAATCCCACATGATGGGCGGCTGGATGCGCGAGGTGTACGGTATCGGCCCGGTGATCTCGGCCGGGCTGCTCGCGCACATCAAGATCGAGCGGGCACCTACAGTCGGTCACATTTGGAGTTACGCCGGTATCGCGGGTCCGGTGACCAATACCGAGCTTAAGCGTGCGGTCTACCGTGTCGCTTACCGGAACCCGATCCCGCAGGGTGTCATCCCGACACTACACCTGGAGCCGCCATATCAGGCCACATACCTTTACCCTGACGGTGACTCGCACGCGTTCTTCCAGGTAGTGATCGAGAGCGATGCGGCGCACCCGGCGATCCTCGACAGCATCCCCCGGATCATCGGTGTAGACCGCAGCTTCCGCGCGTTCTCCGGTAACCGTCCGTGGACAAAGGGCGAGAAGCGCCCGTGGAACGCCGGGTTCAAAACCCTGTGCTGGAAGGCTGGTCACTCATTCATGATGTTCAGCAACGACGAGAAGTGCTTCTATGGGCAACTGTACCGCCGCCGCAAGGAGCGCGAGGTCACGCGCAACGAGATGGGTGAGTTCCGCGAGGTTGCCAAGGTGCGCGCGGAAACCGTAGGCAAGACTACCGATGCGTACAAAGCGTACAGCACGGGTATCCTGCCGCCGGCACATATCGACGCCATGGCGCGGCGCTTCACCGTCAAGATATTCCTCAGTCACTTGCATGAGGAGTGGTACTGGCGGCATCACGGCAAAGACGCACCGGCACCGTTCGCCATCGCGCAACTCGGTCACGCGCACTACATCCCGTCACCGATTCCGCGCAGGAAGGCCGCTTAGAGCCAGAGGTAGGAACTGAATCACAAGATGAAAGCATGCGCGCCATCGGGAAACCGGTGGCGCGTTTCTGACGGAACGAGTCAAAACACGCGACCGAATCACGTCAAGGGTAACGAGCCATCCCGTATGACAGACACACATGAACAGAGTGAACCAATCAGCTAGACAGACACAACAAGAGAGAGTGAACCCCGTGTGAGGACAGAAACATAAGTTCGGAGTGAACCATCCGTAGCGATGGAATCATGTGATTAGAGTACCTTCATCTAGGAGGAGAAAGTGACACCACTAATCAAGGCAGACAAGTTCAAAGCCGACGACAAGCTGATCGAGGCGACCGTGCGTACAATGGGGGTCAGCTTCGAGGAAGCCCGCAAGATTCTCAATGACGAGATCGCGCGGGAAACCATCTGGGTCAACGACAAGTACCAAATTGCGACACACACCTTTGATCACCCGCAGCTTGGTCCGTGTATGCAGATCAACATCCGCCGTCGTGACGGTGGGGTGATCTTTCGTGACTGGCGAGACTTCCAGGCGATCAAGAACCAGCTTGCCGGTCCCGAGTGTGAGGGGCTGGAAATCTACCCGGCTGAGTCACGTAAAGTGGATCAGACCAACAAGTACCACATTTGGTGTATCCTAACCGCCGACGACGAACACCGCATCCCCTTCGGCTGGTCCGAGCGAGATGTGGCGGAACAGGAGAAGAATGTGCCTAACGGGATGCGGCAACGTCCGCTACCCGTGTGTGATCCTGAGTCACGGCAACACAAGAGGAAGTAACACTGCCCCGCCCGGTTTGATCCGGGCGGGGTTTTCTTTTAGTCACGCGATCGGCTAGACACATGATCCCCGAACGAACCATAGTTGCGGACACAGAAACATCGCACCAGGAGTGCGCTTCAGAAATGACGAGTCGATAGTGTGAAGGCAGAGTGAACCCATCAGGGAAAAATAGAATCACACACGATGAGTGAACCCAGTGTCAAGACAGAAACAACAGAGTTGAGTGAGCCTCGCGTGCGGATAGAAACACGGAAATCGAGTGAACCAATCCCATCGACAGACACAGACCAGTAGAGTGAACCTTTCTAGGAGGGACAGACTATGACAAAAACAATTCTCTTCCCACACTACCCGCTGCCGTGGCCCGACCCGTTTGTACCCAGTTACAAATCGGTCAACATCGGTAAGTGGAAATGCGCCCCGTACCCGTCCGGTGACCGTGTCATAGGTTACTGGCGACCGCACAACTTTGTGCCTAACGGCTGGATGTTTGTGCAAAAGGTCAAGAACAACTGGCTCAAGTGGATGTCACTGACACCGATGGAACTTGAGTCACACCAGCCTCACATCGCGGCGGCAAGGGGGGTTGTCGTCGTCGCCGGGCTGGGTATGGGGTTCTATTTGTACAACATCATCCGCAAGCCTGAGGTGACCCGCGTCATTGTCCTCGAAAAGGACAAGAGCGTGGTGAACCTATGGAAGCGTACCATCGACCCAAACGAGTGGGTCGGGTTCCGCAAAGTGGAACTGATCATCGGTGACGCGCACAGCTACCAGCCGGGGTTCCCGGTGGACTTCCTCTACGCCGACATCTGGCCGTACCTGGGTGACCACGATGCACTCGAAATCACCCAACGGTTACAGACCAACATCAAGGCCAAGGAAGTCGGGTTCTGGGGGCAGGAGTTTGACTTCATCCACTGGATGATGGCGCTCAAGCTGCCGGGTTCGGTCGAGAGCAACGCCACCCAGGCGAATTATCTGCGCTTCTGCCAGCATGTAGGGCTGCCGCTTGTCGAGCAGCATCACAAGCGTTACCCTAAGCTGGCGTATGTCGCGGTAACACTGCAAACCGCGATCAGCCCCGCTGTCGATCCGGCGGATCGCGCGATGCTGACCCAGTTTGCCTTAGGCACCTTACAGACTGAGTTACTGATCGACCGCGCACTCGATGTGAAGTGAACCCAGTTGGATGACAGACACACCAGGGGAAAGTGAACCCAATGAAGAGACAGACACAAATCTCAAGAGTGAACCCAGTTGAATGACAGAAACACCATTCGGGAGTGAACCAATCCTCTCCAGGACAGAAGCATTGAAAAGGAGTGACTCATGTTGTGGAAAAGACACCGCGAGGCACGTCGCCAGCAACAGGAGGCGCGCGCCCGCCAGGAAGCCGAAGCCGCTCGCAAGAAGCGCGACGACGATGAGGCGACAATGAACACGACGATGAATACCGTACTGGTCACATCGCTGATAACGGACACTCCCAAGCCGGCAGCGGAAACACACCACCGGAATACCGACACCGGTAATTCGTCGCACCACCACAGTCACACAACACACCACAGTGACATCGGCGGTAGCCACCACCACGTTGACACTTCGTATAGTTCAACCGATACCGGTGGCGGCGGTACCACTACCTGCTAAGGAGTGACTCATGGCGACAAAACTCGAAAACTTCGAAGACCCGAATTCGTGCTGGTCACGCGCCAGTGACGATGAACAGGTCTTTGTCTTTCGCCAGCGTGACCGGCACGCCCCGGCACTGATCCGGCTGTGGGCCGAGATGCGCGAGAAGGAGGGCGAAGACGCCGCCGTCGTCAATGACGCCCGCACGGTGGCACAGTTAATGGAAGACGCATCGGTGGCGCAGGGTCGGGTGGTTTTGTCACTCGACGCGGTGTCATCGTTCGCGGTAACTCTAAAACACCCGCCGGCACCCGCTGCACAAGAGACACCGACAGCGGGCGGGCAGGCACTGCCGGACAACCCCTACAACCTGCGGATCGGTGACATCGTTGTCGCCGGTCGCGGCCGGCCCGCCAAGCTGGTCCGCATCTTTGGTACCGACAAGGAAACCGCCGAGGCGGTACGCGGTCACGCGAACATCCAACTGCCGGGTACCTCTCCGGTAACCGTGCAGTTCGACATGCTGCGCCGGGCTGCGCCGGAAGAGGTTGAGGCGTATCAAAACTCCGGTGGCCGTATGTAAGCCTTGCGGGTAAGTTCCTTCTCTGCTATACCCCTGGCTGAACCTTCTAGGGTTCGCCGGGGGTATCTTTTTTTGCGCTAAAAGTGACCACAGTAATGACCTTCCTCCTTTACATGGGCGTGATTTACGCCATTGGTGGCGTGCTCGTTTACGTTATCGGCTCGCGCGAAAAGCGACATGAGCGACGCGTTACCATCATTGTCGCCGACGACGACACCAACAAGTTTTGCCGGGACTGCCGTTGGGTTGCGCCACGCCACCCAACTTTTAGTCGGCGCAGTTTCTCATCAGCCAAATGCATGCACCCCACATCGGTGAAAAGCCAGGGTACATTCCTGGCAACCGGCCAATACGAGCCGGACAACCAGTATCACTGCACGGTTATGCGCGAAAGCCGGGATGAAAAATGTTGTGGTGAAGCCGGTATCCACTGGACTCCTGGTGACCTATGAGACTCTACGACAAGCTGCTCACCATGCCGGGCGGTGAGTTGGATCAGATAATGCTAGGCGGTGTTACCGTATTTGTGCGGGAACTCGAAAAAGCGCAGTGCTTCGAGCTATCGGAAGACATCTCGTTTGCTGCCGGTGACGTATGCCAGACCCGGCCGTCAACCCTGCTCAGCGCCATCGACATGATCCGCGCGCCCTACGAATACACCTGGGTCGAATGGACCCCGAGCAAGCGTAACAACATCCGCGACAACCACGACATCTTTAGTCACCACAAGCCGCAGCCCAAGCGAGTCGGCGCGCTGACGATCACCAATGAGACGTGCTCGCGCGGTTACATGATCCTGGCGTGGATGCACCACAACGGAGACATCCAGGTCAACCCGCTGGGGCTGATCTTTGACTGGGACAGCACGAACCCCGACCCGGTGATCAGTGACTATCTCAGGGCGGTCTACGGGCAAACTGATATAGCGTGGATGAACAAGTTCCTCACCACCAAGTTCGGTGATCTGCGTACCAGTAAGATGCCCGACAAGTGGACCCGGTTTAGTGACAATCCCGTGGAGCGCGAGGCATCGGCCAAGCTCAGCGTGCGCGGTGACATCGTCCCGCTGGAAATCTTTGTAAAGTTCCTTGTGAACTACAACATCGTACCCGGCGCGGAATGGTACGAATCGTTTGTCGATGATCTCGCAGGCGAGTTACCGTTTGTCGAGTCGTTCTACCTACTGCTCAACTCGAAGAACAGCATCGTCACTCAGGTGCGCGACAACTTCACCAAGCTGAACAACGCGCGGCGCAAAAACAAGAAACCGCCGCTCAAGGAATTCACCACCACGCGCTTGCGTATCTCGAAGGTTGTGGGGAACCGTGCGGCATCCAAGGGGATGACACACGAACAGGCCCGGTATCATTTGGTGAGGGGTCACTTTAAAGTACGGAAATCGGGTGTGTATTGGTGGGCACCACACGGTCGCGGTCGCGGCGGTTCCGGTAACCTGCGCCAAGGCTATGAGGTCCGCACATGAAGTGGGAATCGGAATACTGGGTACCGGTGGCAGCGATAGGAGCTTTTGTCATCGGGGCCGTCCTGGTTGGGGCTATTACAGTCTTCGTCTCGAAGCTGCCACGACAGCCACAGGTGATCGAGATACACATTATTCAAGACGGGAAGCCACCATGAGTTACACACTGATCGTACCGTCACTGAACTTCGCCGGGTTCCTGTCAATTTGGGCGAACGAGTACCGCATCCCGATCAGTCACAATGTGGTCGAATCTGGCACCCGCAGCAACAAGTCAACCAAGGTACCCAAACGCTGCCCGGTGATCATCGCATTCGAGAATGCCACCGACCGCACCAGCCTGATGGGGATCGCCCAAGCCAAGATCGCCGCGCTGCACGCCGCGCAGCCCTACAAAGGCAGCCGGTGGGGGCGCAAGGCCAATCGCCGGCCCCCCGAGGTCACCGCCATCGCTGCCCGCCTGCAAGCCGACTATGACGCGTGCCAACTAGACTTTAATGGAGGGGATGACATTGGCAGCAACGATCCACCACCTTAACAGAGGCAAGCACATGACCAAGAGCAAGGCGAAACCGCCGCCGGCTCCGGTACGCAATCCGGCCCACGTCAATCGCGACAGTGGATACCGCTTCACCGATGGTCGCGACCCGGTCCTCGAATTGGTGTCTAGAGCGGTCACCGACAGCGGGTGGTCACTCAAGAGGATCGAAGACAAGTCCGGTGTCTGTGCACCCACTATCCGCAAGTGGCAAAACGGCCAGACCAAGCGACCACAAAATGCCACCGTCGAGATGGTACTACGCACTCTCGGTTACACCCGCCGTATTTTTGGCCCCGATGGAAAGGAACTGCGATGAATAAGGCAAACGAACACGTAATCAAATACGCAAGAGCAGTGGTACGCGAAGCCGCGTATCTGAAAGACGATGATTTCGAAAAGTTACCAATTGAGCTAAAGAAGTCACTGACTAATCTAACCGCTGCATACAACCGGCTGCGCCAGAAGCAGACGAGAGAGGTACCCAGATGAACGAAGAGCTATCAGTCCGCAACCAAATCGACTTCACGAAGCTGCTCGATGCGTACCCGGCGCTGAGTCTCTTTAATCCGATTCTCGGAGCAACCCTCGTCCGCATCATCGACATCATGCTCATGCAGGGCGTGGACCCGAAAAACTTGCAGGCTATAGCCGACAGTGACGGATTTATCATCAGATTCGCCGGTTCGATGTTTTCGCAGTTACAAGGTAATCCCAACTTTGGTCACGACGGAGGTAACGATGGAAGTAGATGACAAGATCACCAAGGAACAGTTCCGCCGATTCGCGATGTCGGCTATCGACAGTGTCGTTGCAGTGTCCGATGAGATTTGGGCATACGGACTACCCACCGTTGTTCTGCGGTTTAGGAACAGTTACGAAGTGGTAGTCGGTCTGCGTGACGCCGAGGCACCAGACGATCCCGAGGCTCAAGTCGAGATCGACGCGCTTGCAGTCACACTGCAACGTTACAAACGGGCACTAACCGATATCGCTGATAGCCCCATTGGGTCACCAGTACGCGCTATCGCGGCCAAGGCACTCGGTGACCCGCCAAAGCAAGAGGAAGACGATGACGTTTAGTGGCGGCGAAATCCGCATGGGCACGCCCGCCGAGCCGCCGCACGGCGGGCTGCACCAGGGAACCTTGGTCGGCTATCGCTTGATAGTAACCAAAAACGACGACCATCGCTATGGCGCGGAGGCGCGCAGCGCAACGATGGAACCGCTGCTTCTGCTCTTGCGTCAATTCGAGGATATAGGGTATTCATTCGTGCGGCTCGAAGCCGTGTTTGGGGGGTAAGATGTCGATAACCGGTTACCAGTACCGCTATGTTCCGAGCAAGCCGGTGACTTTCGCCGATCTGCCCGGTATCCGCTGGGTCTATATCGAGGCCCCGCCCAGCATGGCCGACCAGATGGGTGGCTGCCCGGTCAGCAGACACGAATTCGGTGTCATTGCTACCGAGAAGTACCTGCTACAATCACTCAGGGACAGGGTTGGATTGACGCCTCTGCTCTAGGAGGAACTACGTGGACGACGATGATGCTAAGCATGTCTTCCTGAACATCAGGCGGATGGTGTCGGAATGTTACCCGCTTTATCAGGAAAACGAGAACATCGACCCGCGCTACGCGAAGGCGTTTGGTATGATCTTCAGTATCTGTACCGAAGCCGTCCAGGCTAAGCTACAAAACCGCCCGATGCGCGAAGTCACCAACATCATACACTTCCCCAAGAAGTGAAGCCCGGACAGCGTTGGACCGCCAATCGCAAGAAAGCGGTACTCGCCCAGATCGCCAAAGGCAAACTCACTGTAGCAGACGCGTGTAAGCTCTATGCGACGAGTGAAGAGGAACTGTTGGAGTGGCGCGTCATTGGTGTCTTTGCTTCAAAGACACCAAAAGCGATCCGTAAAACCAAACCCCGACCGAGGAAGTCTCATGCCAAATATAATGTCACGAAAAGAACTCGACGTGATGCAGTGCCAGATGCCGAACTGCGATCACAAAAATCACTCCACGATACACTACTTTCACGCCCGGTGTCACATGGAGGCTGACTGCGAAGTGTCTTACGACAACCAACTTGGGTTACTCAAAATCGACTGTGGTAAATGCGGACAGAACATCTGCTTTGTCCAAGTCGCCGATGATCCTTGGTCCGGTAGGTGATCTTTGATCTGCTCGCCAAGCTGATCGTCTTTGGTGGCATGATGTATGCAATGTTCCTGATCGTTCGATGGTTACTCGGTCACTAAAGGAACCGTGATGGAATGCGTGATCCTTTACCGGACTAGGGGCAGCTTGCGACTGGTTGAGTATGTGTCGGACCCGGACGGTACCATGACAGTGTTCCCACATTTTGATGCCGCCGCCGCGTACGCATTGAGTAACGCGCTGTTTGATAGCGGTCAAGCCGACTACCAAATTGTTGAGCTAGACGAACTCTAAACCTAGGGGAGGAACCGTGATAAAAATCTTCACCATTGCCCACGTACCCGAAAATCTTGCCCAGGCTTGGTTACAACACATGCGGAACTTTGACAGCCAGCACGAAGGCTGTCACTTTGAGATCGCCGCCGACGCCCCCAACCTGACCGTTGCCGAGATGACCGAGATCGTTAAGATCAGCCCACGACTCACCTTTGAGCAAATCTTCCGGCGCAACCACAATGAAGACGATGACTGAGGGAGGGACCATGACCGATGAGGAACGTGCAATCCTGCGCGCCCAGCTAGCGCAACCCATCATCACCGTGCAGAACCGGCTGCGCGAACGCGGCGTCCCTAGCGACGAATTCGTCCCGGAACTGATCGCCGCGCTGTTGTCCTTAGCCGCGATGATCGCCGCCGAGAACGCCGGGATGGAACCCGCTGCCTTTCTCGCCGCTTGCTTCCACGCCGCCGAGAAGCAGTGGCCAGACGATGCGAGACTGACATGAAACACAAATACGATCCCTACCGTTACGCCTACGAGATATTTGTGACTGTTCTCATCGTCTCTTGCATCTTTGTCCTGGCGTGGTTTATCAACAGCGGTATCAACACGGCGGCGCACTAATGCGTGACAGAGACTACGATGACCCGGAAGACCTACCGTTTTGGGAAGGTCGGTGCGGAATATGTGGAACTTGGTTTGATCACCCGGTACCAGTAAAAGACAACCCATACCCGCACGGGGCGTTCTGCCCCGTGTGTCGTAAAAATGGACTGATGGCACCGGGTGTCTTACACTTCAAGCCCGTCATACCGAGGCAGCTATGACCAACACACACAGCCCCGCGCGAGGCTGCCGGTTTGCTCATTCCGGCGTTCGCGTCCGACCAGTCGGCGGTGTCGGCTTTTCCTGAGCTTGTGGTGCGTGGCCTGGAAGAGGAATAACACCGAAGTACCACGGAGGGCCTCCTTTCCCTCGCGGTGGGACCGTTACTTCGCGACGGGTCGAGAACCCCGCTGGGGCTTACCCCCAACGGGGTCTTCGATTAGTCACTAACCGCCGCGCGAAGCGGCGATCAAGGCCAGGACGGCGGTCAGTACCTCAGACAGAATATCGCGAATCATCGCGCCTTGGTTAGCGCAGGCACCGAGCGGTTCACGACTCTCGATCACAATCAGCCAGAAGCAACCAGCCATCACCGCCAGTGTCTCGGACATGATCACCAGGACGACAATCGCCAGAAGCAGGAAACACGCCCGCAGCATGTCGAACGGTGGTTTTGGCACAGGTCACGTTGTTGTTGCCGCAGTGCTCTGGGTCGCGGTCTGCCAGTTGGCCGGCCAGTTCTCCGGGTGCGGCTTCCCTGGACGCCACAGCCGCATGTAGCAATCCCATCCCGCTTGCTGGCTCGTTGGGAGCGCCGGGGGATCGGTCAACAACAACAGCCGGGCAAAACAGGCGGCGAGCCTGTCATGCCCCTCCAGGGCGCGCCAGACAGCCGCCTGGGCGGCGACCACGCTGTACAAGGCGCAAGCCTTACCCGCGAGGTCTTTACTGCTCCCGTGCGCCAGGACGCCGGCCACGCCGCCCCCCTGCTCGAATTGCCACCAGCCACGCGCCGGCCCCGGACTTGTCGAGGGACTCGACTGATACCGGGCGTTGAGATTCGGTCCCGATTCTTGCAGCGCGATGGCGAGCAGCATGCGCTGCGCGTCACGCGACACTGTCGGACCACCCAACCGATGCAGATCGGTGATCCCCGGCTCGATGACCGACGAAAGGAACTGTTCCGGTGTCATTCCTTTTCTCCTAAACTGTCGTGTCTGCTTCTCCTCGCAGACATGCGACCACCCACAAAACCAACCAGCAGTGCCAGAACGTCTTCCAGAACCTCGCGTAGAGAACCTTGCGGCGGGCAGGTTTGCCCCTGATAGATACAATTCACCATCGAAGCCAGTGTAACGATCATAAAACAGATCACGATAGACCCGATCCCCCAGAGAGCTAGCCGCGTGATTTTATCCATCACTTACCCGGAGGCGGGTGCTCTAGTGCGATCTCAAAACAGCGATCAAACACTTTAGTCACTAATGCGGTGCGTTGTTCCATTTGACCGTTTAAGAACCACATCACCAACCCAAGGAACCCTACATTAATCAGGCACAACATGACAAACGCGGGCGGCAGCGCACCAATCAACGCCTGACCAAGACGCGAGGTCGCGCCGACGATAGTACCATTGCCGCTACTGTCACTCATTTGCTGCTCTCAGACAATTTATCCTGCGCCGCCTTCTCCAACACCGGTTCCACACTGTTGAAATAGTCCTGATAGTAGGTCAGTGACTGCATCATCCGGTCGTAGCGATTCTGCAAATCATCCTTGTCCTGTTCCATCAAGGTAAACTTCGCTCTGATCCCCGCCTCCTTCTTCAGTTGCGCGGTCAGTTGCAACCCCAGACTATCAATGACATCACCCAAGTTGGATTCGAAACAATTGGTGGCATCCTGATCGACACCACCAATCGTTATCTGCTGTTCGGTGCGCCTGCACGGTCCCTCAACTGCCGACTGTTCTCCTAGCGGGTTCTGCCCCGGTCTTGGTGTCCCTGGTCGAGGATGACGCTGTAGTCGTTGTTCGTGCTGCTGCTCCAGTTCCTGCTGCCGCCGCTGTATCTGCTGCTGGTTGGCCTGATCTTGTTGCAGCGGCGGCAGCGGTGCGGGCTTTGGAGCTTCCTGAGCCACAACAGGATCGAATATAAGCGCCCACAATGACACGGCGATGACAATCGTTGTGATACGCATACCACTAACTCCTTTTAATTGGTCCGGGTGCCGCCAGCATTCATAAACTCGACACTCATAAAGTCGAGTACCATGTACGACGCGCCGTTGCTGATCGACAGAGTCACGGCGAGCGGTTGATCGGCTTGCGAGTTTACACTCGCGATGATCGGTGACGCAGTAAACCCGTTGTTGAAGCCGCTATCGTTGCTGGCGTAGTTACTGATTTGCGAAAACTGGAGGTCAGATTGCGGTGTCAACATAACCGTTCCACGTTGTCCAAACTGAGCGGCAGTGGTAAGAGCGCCCATGCCTACCGGTACCCCACCGTAAGTCACTTGCCATTGCTTGGTGTTTGTGTCGGCAGAGGTGGCAACCCACAAAGTGGTCCGGTAGGCTGCACGGTTACTAACTGTATTAGCTTTGGCGGTATAGTACATCGCCGGGATCGGCGTGTTGACCGTCTGCGTGTACGCGGCACCAGTCGTGGTAAACGGTAACCTAGTCGGCAGCCCGTAGTAAAGAATCGGTATACCACCCCCATACAAGTTGTTGTAGCAGTGCCCGCTATTCGGGTGATCCATCTCACAATAGTACCAGCCCGCCGGTATACCGGCACCAATCGCATTGGCCGGAAAGTACATGTAGGCGGTACTATAAACGGCATTGAGCGGGTTGGTGAGTGTAAAGGCACCATTAGCACCAAACGATCCGTCACCCGCCAGAACGAACGGGATCGCCGACATCAACGGGATCGTGATACCTGGATTGTTAGCTGAAAACTGGCCCTTAAGAATCGTACCATTGGTGTCAACCGCAAACTTCTCCTGCGGCCCGCCTGTGGTGCCGTTGTCGTATTTGATGGAGATCAGTTTGTTATCGGTGCGACCCGAATTATCGGTAACAAACCCACCCCAAGCAACGTGCTGGCGATCGGTAAAGTTCCAGATCGGGTCAGTCTCCATACTACAGCAATAACGGTAAGCAAGAAAATCGGCGGAACTGTTCTCCTGTGTCGAATTGTTTAGCACGCCGTAGTGATCAAGAGCGGTCGATCCGTGGGAACCGTAAGCAAAGGTCACCCCATCTCTCATACCGCTCATAAAAATACCGTTCCCGATCGATCCGCTGGTAAAGCCGGGAGTGATAGAAGAAGCAGCAATACCCTCAATAAAGGCACTTTGCTGGGCACCACCAACAGTGCGAACATTCTGGCCAAAGTTACGTATCGACAACATAGCTCCGAGCGGGGCCATCTGGCCCTCTTCGTTCAACTGCAATGAAACAGACCGCGACTCCGTCACATAGTCGAACATGTTGTATGTGGCACCATTAGCGCCGACACTTGGCCCGATCGCGGTTTCGATCAACGACCCGTTGGGCCATGGGAAGCTGTTGGTTTCCACAATCAGGTAACCGGTGACAGTACCCGGAACGTCAAAACCGAGTATCCGCAGGATTTCCGCACACGGTTTTATGTGGTAAGCGGCACCGGTCAGCGGTACCGGGTCAGTCTGCCGCTGGACGATCGTAGTCAATTGTGTTGGCGAATCGACTGACTTAATCGGGAACCACGCGGGTGATCCGTAGTGGTTCGTATCACTATCCTGGGAAACGCACCCCGGTACATTGACATCCCCACCAACCATACTGTTTGAGAAAGCGGTACTGGTACCGGTGACTCGATTGCTACCTGAACCCGTTGTCGCGTCAGGAGCGTAAGCCCAGGTCATCGTGCCCGCGCTGTAACTCGCGGCATTGAGATTGACCACCCAGCGGTGCTCACCGTAATCGGCCCATTCGGTCTGGATGTTAATCGGGATCAAGGTCGCGGGAGTGATCGGTACGCCTGATACCTGATCGATTTCAACCAAACCGGAGATGGTGTTACCGGGGCCTACAGCGGTGATCTTCATCGCCTGTCGGTAACCGGTACCGTAGGCCGGGTCCGTGTTGTTGATCTCCACCCACTCACCGACTGCGAACCCGGTGACATTATCGACCGGAATTGACTGGATACTGTTACGAGCGGTGAGCGCGGCGGTGGTGTGGGCGCTGCCGGCACCTCTGATAATGTTACCGTAGACATGAGCGGTGTCGTACCAATCGGGGTTGGTCATACTCATACCGTAACCAACCGGTCCCTCGTCACCCGCCGACGCGATACCGCCATAATAAGTGTTACTAACAACAATGTTCTGGTGATCGTGTGCGGCGAGACTGTTCAAGCTGACATTCATACCAAAGCTCTGCCCCGCACCAAAAGTAATGTTGTTAAGCTGTAACGCCATGTCGGTAGTCTTTGCCGCACCCGTGTTCGTACCGTGAAAAAAGTTCATGTAGATACGACCACAGGTGATATTCGTCCAACCGGTGTCGAGCGCGCCGGGCGTACCCGTCGAGTTGGTGGTACAACTTGTACGCCACCCCGTCACATCACCATTATTGACAGCCGTTATACCTGTCACCGGCTGATAGCTCCGCACCGGGAACGGGTCTTGAACCCAATTGTCAAAGTACTGGATACCGATCTGCCCGTTTGTCGGGTTTTTGTTAAAGTTCGGACCAAAGTTGAGCGGGCTGCTCGCGGTAAACTGCGCCGCCGCTGTCCCGCTGAGTGACAATAACAGCGCGAGTACCAATGCCGAAAGCTTGCTCATCAGTATCTCCCGTACCACGTATTGTCGGATGTCCAGAATCGCCAGCTTCTACCGCCACCGGCACCCAGGCTGCCGACCGCGCCGTTACTGATAATGTTACCCGTAGCTGCCAGAACAGTGAGGTTGTCGATATACTGTGTGGTGCTCAACTCAAACACTTCGAGATTGGATGGTGTCGGGGGCGCGACAATGGTCAGATTCGCCAGTGACGATACTGGGACGATCAACAACGCGGTGATCGCACCACCGGACGGCGCGGCAACTGTAGCACCGGAAGTAGGAACAACCTTGGAAGCAGTCACCGTTAATCCCGCACCGCTCACACCCGCGATCTGGGTATCGACATAACGCTTGGTCGCGTAGTCACCCGCGTTTGTCGGGTCACTCATACCACTGAGCACGTTGTTACCGGTCTGGCCGAGTATTAACTGCGTGGAACCGACCATCACCCACGGCGTCGCCAGCTTGTCATTGGTGATACTGCCGGGATCAATTGATCCACTACCACCACCACTGCCACTACCTTGCTGGATCGCTATCCCAATCGCCGAGTTGAGGTCACCAGCAGTGAGGATACCAAAGTCCCGCCACGGGTAACCACCGTAATAGAAGCCTTCCATAGCCATGGCGTCACTTCCCTTTCGCTTCCAACTGCTCGATGCGATCGACCAGTTCAGACACCGCATTGACCAAAGCAAAAAACAACGGGGTGCAATTCATCGTGTAGAACTTCTCGTCCTCTGGGCCTGTTGGCGCTAACTGTCGATCATGTCGGGGAGCAGGTTCCTCAGCGACCATCTCAGGCATAATGTCGAGGGTGTCCTGAGCAATCAGACCGTGATAAGTCTTACCGTCATCAATGGTACCCCCAAGACCGTTGAATTTATACCTGACCGGGCGCAGGCGGCGTATCTCATCAAGACCGCACGCATAAGGTTCGATATCCTTTTTGGTCCGCTGGTCCGAGGAGTCTAACCACATCCCGCCTCCCACCTGATACCCGCTACCATTAAAAATACGTATGTTGCCGTAGTTCCACTGCGAATCGAGGTTTCCTGATATAACCTGGACGATGATGCCGCCATAAAAGTTAAGCCCACCATTTGGTCCCTGAACTTCGTTACCGTTGATCTGAAGGTTACCTTGGAGCGTGAGAGCAACTTGCGCGCCGCTTGCGGGAAAACAAACCGTACCACCGTTAACAACCACATTACCATTCGGTTGGGTGCCGTTAATATAAGGCGTGTACACAACATTCCCAGCAGTGATACTACCAGTGACGGATATGTCATGGGCGCCATATATATTACCCTGGGCGGATATGTCATTGCTGGAATATATACTACCGGCGGCGGATATGTTACGACTAGCCACCACATCCAAACCCGCAGTGATAACTTGATTGGTACTTATATTACCATTGGGCGCATAAACAGCGGTACCACCACCAGCGAAGGTCGCCTGCCCGACAACGCCAAGAGTACCATCGGTATAAAGCTGATTCGCCGATCGAATGCCGCTTGGGCTGTAGAGAAAACCGCCATTGTTCTGTAGTGTAATACCACCGACAGTGATATAGTTCCCGAAAGTACCGACATTGCCAACCGACAGGTTACGATTGGCCCCCACATCCAAAACGGCACTAATTGATCCTCCAGACCAAATGTTCCCGTTGACAGACAGATCGCCGGTAGCCCCCAAGCTGCTAAAGGTTGCTGGTTGATTTAACGCCGCAAGCGCACCCGGCGCATTTGTGCCATCGACATGTCCAACTAGATACGCGCCGGTCCACTCGAAAGCAACATAGTGTCCACTATAAGCCGGGTATCCGATACCGTTCCCACTAAGAGCGTGACCGTTGATAGTGCTACCGATCGCCAATGGGGGGTATATCGAAACACCGGCAGCCGTCATTCCAAGGGTTAACCGCCCGGCGGTTTCGTCAGCAACAGCAAACATACCATTATAATCAAGACCAGCCGACCAGATATCCTGACCAGCAACATAGTACCTGATCCGGGCGTTCTGCCCGGCATCGGCTTGCATCACCAAACGGTCACTCGCACCAGCGAGGTAAAGCGTACCACCGACCAACGGCAGGTAGGCAGTAAGATCACCACCAACAATGGTCTGGATACGGTGAACCAGTGCCGCATCAAAATTCGACACCCATGTTCCGACATTGCCGTCATCGAGAATGGGTACAGTCACTAATTGTCCGTTGACCCACTCGGAAATCGATGCCGCGACAAAGGTTCCCTGCCGAAGCGCCTTGTTAGCCTCGATAGACTTGGCTAACCCGGCAAAGAACCCCTCCGCGCGCACCGAGCTAGCAGCCCAGGTCGGCTGGTCGATGACATTCGCCCCTGCTCCGGTGGCGAACGGTAAGTAGTCATTTTGCGCCATCGGTATAGCCCCCTATCTCAAGGAACGGGTGGAGTTCTAACCGTGTCGGGTGTCTCCACCAACTCGGCCCAGGCACCGACATCCCAACCCGCGATCGTTGAATCCATGCAATCAAACCCAAACGCCGGGGTACCGCCAGGACCGGCGGGCCACACACTCGGCAGGTAGTGAGTAATCCCGATCGCTGCCGGTCTTAGGTCGAGTTCGCCGGTTGTGAACAAAGCCTGGGTGATCACATCGGGTGGTCGTGGTCCGAGCAGCAACAACCCCATTGTGAGATTGCCCCAGTCCTGGATCGCGACGGAGTACCCGGTGCCACCAAACAGCTTATCGTAGGCCACATAGGCACCGGGGATCGTCCCATCCCAATGATTCGCCTCGATCACCGCCTTGAGCAATATCCGGTAAGCGTCGTCCGGCAATGCTGTGGTACCTGTGTCGGGATCAAACGGTCGCTTCCATGGAGCCTGATTCCACCCCAGCCCCTCGATGTCCCAACTAAAGTAACCTTCGATCGGTATCGTCAGGAACCGGTTGCGCCCCACCCACTCACCCACCGCGTCGAGTTGGGCACCGATCGCGAGATCGATATCGTAATACAGATAGTAGTGCGTCTGCATCCAGGTATCGTCACCAAACGGCTGGAGCAACGCGATGAGCATCTCGATATACTTCGGTTTCTGGTTGTGCTCCGAAGTGACTTCATCGAGGTAATTGGTGATATCCGCGATACCATTGCGAGACGGCGGCGGTTCGGTTCCATCAATCATCACGACACCATAAAGGTTAGTTGGCTGAGGTCAGACACCGAGGCTGCTCCGTAGAAATCTATTGGTATATCGGCCACGCCGTAGACCACCGCACCCGGAGGTACATTTGATCCGATCGGGATGTTGTCGGCGAAGAAGATCGCGGTGCCACTAATCGAGGTGATTATCGACTGAAAAAAGGTGTTGGTATTCAGTGTCAACCAGATAGCCTCGCCGACACTGAATAAGCCGGGGTTCGCGACATTGACCCCGTTAACGGTATAAGGACCGCCGATGACATACATGTCGGAACGCGCCAGCGCCAAACCGTAAGGGGTGACAATGGAATACGTGGCTCCCAGCGGATCAAGCTGTGTCTGGTTCAGACCAGTTGCCGCAATAGCCGCGTCACCATCGAGGTTCACGGGTGAGTAAACATCACCGATATGGATACTGTTACCAATCTCCAGATCATTGATGTACTGGGCAAGGGCTTGTGTCGCATAGGTACCAATCGTATCCGAGTAACCGAGAACCGCCTTAGCGTGTATCAGTCCGTAAATTTCCGACTTGACCATCTGGAAATAGTTGATCGTCGCGGGCATCCCTTTGCTATCGATAATCGTTTGTGTCACATTGCCATAGGTCGGGATACCCGGTGGCTTAGTGTTCGCGATGCTGGTCGCAATCGCCACCGGATCGGCACCTTCGACCACAGCGGCGATACTGTGTGACGGGATACCGTTGGCATCGGTGACAAACGTGGTGTTCTCGTACACCCGCGCGCGAGTCACGCTGGGTACCGCCAACAGGTTCCCCTGGATCGATGACAAAACCGTCTGCGCCGGGTTCGCGGTCGATTTGGTTTGCCGCCGCCGTAGCTGCGCATCGTTCTCGACCGGTGCGCCGACAATCGACGGAGCGGCGTTGGTAACCGTTTGCCACCCAGGAACGGGAGTATCGATGTTGGTAAGGGTATTAGGTGCCGCAACAGTCGCGCCCGCCAGAGTACAAACCGCCTGCGTATCGATTACCCCAGCGGGTGGGATGGTCACCGGTCCCGGAATAAACCATTGGGTATTGAGGTTTAAATTGTCACTCACATATACATTTTGGATCGCCGTACCGACTGTTCCACCCAAGGTAACCGTCACCAAGCTGTTGGTGGCGATCTTCCTGCTAATCCCGTTGATTTTGACAATGCTCGAAAGACCAGTACCAACCGCAAAGCTAGGGCGGAACGAATTAAAAGCGGCAATCGCTGCATTATTGGTGTCATCCAACGCCTGAGAATAGATACCGAGTAACTGACCGTCTTGGGTATCGGGATCGATCACGATGTCCGCACCATAAATGGTACGAAACTGTGACTGGAAATAAGCCAGTACCTGTTCGAACGGAACCGCTTTGATCCCGTTCGCATCAATGGTAACTATAACCGGTGTCGTCATAGCGGGGCACTCCCGGTCAGCGCCGACCAATTAAGCACAAAATGCGGACGTTCCACTATCGGTGTCACCTGTACCGCCAACTTCCCGTACACCGTAGTGATGATCATCTGCACCGAAAACTGCCGGGTGTTGGGATCGACTTGCGAAGCATACAAGTCAATAGACTGCACACCGACAGTCTCAAGCACACGGGTACGAAGTGCCACGTCGCGCGTCAGTTCCGTGTGCGCCCCGAGGATTTGCCCCTGCCGGACAACCGCCGGATTGAGCGGGAACCCACCCCACGGCGTACCCTCTTGCAAATCGAGGAACCATTCACCACGATAAAGTAGGAGTCGGGTTTCTATCGACTGCCCGACTCCCTCAACTTGGTTATACCAGAAATCAGCCCCGTTGTGGCCGAATTGGTAGTCACCGCTCGCGTCTTGTTTTCTCAGCCGCATGAGATCACGCGCCTCTAACCGACGCACCCGTGGCACCGGCTCCGCTGGCACCGACTGTACCGGTTGGACCAATCGAACCGGTAGCTCCGGTAGCCCCGGTAGCACCCGATGGCGGCGGTGCCGGGTTAACCACTCCCAAATTAGCAAGTTGCGTTTGGATGTCACTCGACTTCTGAGTCAAGTAATTGAGTATGCTCTGTGTGAGCGTAGCATCGATAGCCGGAGGGTAGGAATTTATCCTCGTACCCATCCACATCTGAGGCGTTGAACCAGAAGCCGGTGTCTCGCCGATCGTAAAAAACAGCATCGTACCGGTTCCCTGTAACAAACCGATTGCTGTGTTGACCTGCTCGTTCTCGATATAAAGCGTGTTGATGTCGGGCACATCGGTATACTCAGCCATGCTCGTTCTCCTTTGTCACATCAGATACGATTTCCATTGGTGGCATTGGACTGGAACTCAGCCCGTTACCAACCGGTGACGGTGCCGCCGGAACCTGATCTTGTTGACGCGTCAACGCCGACAATTGGCTAGTGATCGATTCGATCAACGGCGCGGCAACCCGCCACGGCGCATCAGCCAACGAGGCAATCACTTGGTTCCACTGCTGCGCTTCGAGTTGCACCGCCATAGGATAATTCGGCGGAACCGGCGTTGGTGTTTGTGACTGCATAACCTGTCCTCCTTTGGGTTACTGGAGCATTCTCGCTTTGAGTGACTGAACTTCAGCGGCGAGTTCCTGTACCGCTTTCCATAAAACAGCGGTTAATTGGTTGTATTCGAGCGCATGAGTGTCACACTCGACCCGGTGACCGCCAAATTCATGCCCCGTCTCTTCCATCACCGCCGCGACATCCTGCGCGATAAACCCCCAATTGACCCGTTCCTGATCGCAGCCATGCCGCCAGCGGAACCTTTGCGGAGTAACTCTCTTGACCAAATCGAGGCAGTCAGGGAGGTCACTAATATCACGCTTCAACCGAATATCGGAGGGAGCCGGGTAGGCGTGGGAGTACACGTTAGCCCACGCCAATGCGGTCGTTCCGAGATTGATTGTATTATCGGCACCGGGTGACAGACCGGTGGACGCGATGGCAAGGACGCGAACGCTGTTAGCATAAAAATCGTGGGTTTGCGAAATGTAATCGACCGAGCCGCCCGAAAGACCGATACCAAACCCTCCAGGTCCACCACCGTAAAAGTCGATCTTATTAACAACCGGGGGTGAACCAGTGTATGCGGCTGAGAATTGCAGTTCAGCGGTACCGGGAGTAGCATTAAGCCCAAGGTGACCAATGCCATCGAGCGTCGCGACAACCGCGTTTGCCGTCGTCCCAACCGGTGTCGTCATAAAGCGGATTTGTGTACCCTGCGCAGTGTCGGTCCAGTTCTCGGCGGCGACAAACTGGAGAACGGCCTTGGCCCCGGTCGAATACGCCGTCGCGCCGTAGCCAAAAGCGTTTGCCGCGCCCAATACGTCATTGGTCTGCGAGGCGGTCGGCGCGGCCCGTGTCCCTCGCGCCGCGCGAAAGGACATCACCGACTGGACTGTACCGTGACTGTCAAAGAGAAACCGCGCCGTCTGCCCATCAGGTGGATCGAGCCAGAACATCGTCCCAACAGGTGGCGTCTGGCTGGCGACACTGCTGTTGAAATCAACCTTGGTCAACTCATGGATCAACATCAAAGACGGAGTGACTTCGACGTAGGCACTGCCGCTAAGTTCCAAAGTGACTGAACTACCACCCACAAATAACGGCTGGTATGAGACGGTACCAGTCCTATCAACACCCTCAATTGAAGAACCGGTCGAATTCGTAAAAAAGCGGATGCCATCGGTGGTGCCCGCTATCAGGAACATCGGCGCGGTATCAGCCAATGACACAGTGAGTCGCCCGGTAACCGTGCCACCGGTCAGTGGTAGGAAAGTTCCTGACAAGGCTGTTCCATTAATGTAATAGTTACTCGCATTAACCGTGCCCACCCCCATGTCACCGCCAGTGGGGGTACCGACCTGTATACCGTCTCCAAAAACCGAGTTTTGTGTCGGTGAGGCACTTCCAATCGGCGTCGTTCTAAAAACGATCATCGTTCCAAGAGTGGTCGATGAGATGTTCTCGCGCGCGGTAAACTGGATAATACCGCTGGAAGGCGAAGCGGTACCCGCGCTGACAAGTGCGTTGGCCCCGATCACCGCTATAACTTGGCCAGTGGTCGGGGTCCGTGTGCTGTACAATTGCAGGGTGGCTGTAGCTCCGGTGTCACGGCCTTTGATCGCGACACCGTTGGTGTAAGGCTGGATCAAGCTGTTGGTTGTAACCGCCGAAGTGCCATTACCGACCAGAACCGGTACGGACCCGGCAAAGATGTTTGTCGGCAAAGCCTGGGAAGGATCAAACGTCGTGTTACCGGTACCGCCGTTTGGTACAGTAACCGGCACCGCGAGGTTAAGAGTGACGGTGCCGGTCGTGCCGCCGCCTGTGAGTCCGGTTCCTGCCGTGACACCGGTTATCGTGCCCGCGCCAATTGTGATCCACTGCGTGTTGTAGTTGGTCGCGTCAATTTTTGACAGCACTTGCCCGGCTGTGCCGCCTACCGCGACACCTGGACCGGTAGCACCGGTCGCTCCGGTAGCGCCTGTCGGCCCTGCTGGACCCGGTACGGTCGAGGCGGCACCTGTCGCGCCTGTCGCGCCTGTGGGACCGGTAGCGCCTGTCAAGCCGATCGGACCCTGCGGTCCTGTAGCACCCGTAGCACCCGGCGTCCCCGGCACACCCTGCGAGCCTGTCGCGCCTGTCGGCCCGATAGCCCCTGTCGGCCCCGCAGGACCGGTTGCCCCCGTCAAGCCGATCGGACCCTGCGGTCCCGTTGGACCCGGCACGGTAGAGGCTGCGCCTGTGGCACCCGTAGCGCCCTGTGGACCCGCTGGACCTTGTGGACCCACGCCACCGGTTGCGCCTGTGGCCCCTGTCGGCCCCGCCGGACCCGGTACAGTGGAGGCGGCACCTGTAACGCCCTGTGGACCCTGTGGACCCTGTGGACCCGCTGGACCCTGTGGTCCGGTGCCACCTGTCGCACCAGGGGTGCCGGGACTGCCCTGCGCCCCTGCCGGACCCTGTGGACCCGTGCCGCCGGTTGCGCCGGGTGGGCCGGCATCACCCTGCGGACCAGGATCACCGGTCGCGCCGATCGGCCCCGGCAGACCCTGAAGACCCTGTGGTCCGGTAGCCCCGGTCGGGCCTGCCGGACCTTGCGGACCTGTCGGACCCGGAGGACCGGCAGGACCACTACCGGGATCAAGCGGTATCCAAGCGTTGTTCGACCAACCCAGTAGCTGGCCGTCATTCGGTGCCACATCCGGCACCGATCGACCATGCATCGCGACCACGGTAGTTGGTACGGTTTCCGCACCGGTACCAACAACATCACCGATTAGAGTGACACTCGTAATCCCACCACCACCACCGCCACCACCGATAGGAACACCATTGACAAAAAACCCGCCCGAAGCATCGATTTTGCCAAACGCCTTAAGGTCGGCACTGATCTGTACAATCGGTGAATTGAGATTGATACTGACACCCGCCGCAAAGCGCGGTTCCATACTGGCGAGCATCGCCGAGGTACCGGCATTGATCTTGACAGTCGCCACACCGCCAAGGGATGCCGTGACAGAAGCGTTGGCCGAGAAGTTCAGCCCTGCCGCATGCAGGATACTCCCAACACTCGCGTTGTGCAGGATGTCACCGAGTTGGGTCGCGTGACTAATCGTGTTCAGTGCCGAATGGAGGATTTGGCCGACACCGGACGGGATACTCGGTATAGGAACCCCGGCAGCGTGAACGATACTCCCAATAATATTCTGAACATTAGGGATTTGCGGCAGCGGTACCCCGGCGGCGTGAATGATACTCCCGGCAAAGGAATTGACGCTGATCGCCGACTCGATACTCATCGTCAAGGTCGGCAGCGGGTTGCCGGACGCATGTGGTGCCGCACCCGGTGCCGGTTTCGGCTTAAAGTCCATAAATGACGTACCGTCATAGGTACGAAGCTGCCAACTTGTGGTACTGACTTTGGGTATCTTATTCGGCTGGGAACGAAAGCCGGGGATCACAAACGCATCGGACAGGTTGTGCATCCGCGCGGACGCTTGCGGCTTGACCCCGCCGTCACAAAACCAATTCTCGGTACACCGGCTCGAATAAATCGCCAGCCCCTCGTCACCTTGCTGCACCGGGATGGTAATCGCCGTCCCGCCGCCGCCGAGTAACAATAACGGTTGGTCATCACCAGCCGGGATACTCTGCCACTTGCTCTGCCCGGTGTTGACATCAACCACATTAAGTTGGATCGCGGGCTGTGATTCGACCGTGTTCTTTTCCGGTATGTGCTTGTTGATGATGCAAGGCAACGCGGTCCAGATACACGCCTGATGGGCTGCCTGCTCTTGCCGCACGGTTTCTTCGTAATCGACAAACCGTTCGGAGAGATCAAAAACACCGTTACCGCTGCCCATAGCTACACCAGCGTCTGAAAGAACACTTGGGCCTCGATACCGAGATTGTCAAAAGTCGGTATCTCATCCGGTGAGTGACCAACACCCATCGTCATCGTGATCATCGGTACCCCGCCTCCTATACCCAGGTAACGGAACTGGCCAAACAGGTCTACACCAGTAACCAACGATATCCCGTTACATATAGGATTGTCGTTCGCATCGGCGACATCGACAATCCAGGTCTGGTTAACCACATTGTAATTAAAATGTAGTGTGTAGCTCGTACCACCGATATCCAGCACCAGTTGCTGGTTACGCGGTGATAGCGGGACTTGCCAAATCGTGCTCATCAAATCGGGCTTTCAAATGTGATCGGATCGACCGGCGGGTTGTTTGGTACCTCCGCGCCGTTGGCTGCCATTCCAAGCCCCACAGCGTTCGCCTGTGGTGTCGTAAAGCTGAGCGCACCACCCGCGAGCATGCCCGATGACGGCTCTGTCGGCGCATAGCTGGGCGGCTGCGCGGTCGGTGGTGGCTGAAGACCCTCTCCCGCCACCGGAGTCGTCAACTGCGCGGCACCGCCTGTCGAGTAACCGCTTTGCGTCGCCTGCTTGTTACCGCCGTTTGACTCCTGTCCAGTTTGTGCCGGGTTGTTCTGATCGTTGGGGTTGTTCGACAAACCGGTGTTTGTCGTGCTCGCGGTGGAGACAATAATCACTTGCCGACAGGTGATCGTCGCCATCAAGGCGAACTCGGTATGATTATCTGTCGTCACCTGTAACCGCTCGATCAGCATATTGGTGTACTTGCGCTTGCCGGTGTACACATCGAACGGTAACAACGCCGCCTGCCACGACAGTAACAAACCGTAGACACCGGTTTCGGCACTTAAATCCCATGCAATCTGTCTTGTCCACCCCGCGCGTATTGCCACAGTTGCGGGGCGCTTAAATGCGTGATCCGCTATCGGCGCACCCTGTTCGACCGGATGCTCCGTGATCTGTACATCGTCACTACCCTGCTCATCGATTGTCACCTGTGCAACGATGCCACCAATCGACCGCGCGTGCGGACGGAAGAAGGCCGGTGACCAGTTCCCGTATTGCAGCGTGGTTGATGGAACATTGGCTGCCATCGCCTACCTCACCGGGGCGTTGATCGCGGCGGTACTAGCGCGGCGAAACGCGTTGGACGGGTTCGCGTCGCGCATCAGGTTACCGTTACTATCTAGCGCAACCATGATCAAATCGTTGTACCAAGGGTTACCGCGAGTGTCACCGTTGATGTTCATCAACAGTACCTTGTACAGTCCAATCGGACTCGTCCAGGCTGTTTCGAGCTTCTGTCCCCGGATCGCAACGGCGAGGTCACCGGTCGTAAGACCGCCGGTCGGCGCACCGGCAACAATGTTCCCGGTATTCGGATCAACCTGGGCTGCGGTGCCTGGGGTATACGCCACGCCCGACAAAACCGCCGAATCGATCTTCACCAAACCGCCCAACTGAATGCGCGGGTTCAATAGACACTTTGCCTGGATACCCTGCGGCGTCACTTCCGGCAAACCGATCAAACCGGTCTTTGGTGACAAGACCACCGCTTCGCCGGTACGGTAAGCCCCCTTGGACAGAATGATCTGCTGCCCGTTATCGATTATCGCCTGGGTTCCATAGGCGTTATCGAATTCGTACTGTAACCGCTTCCAGTGATCAAAATCGACCCGCGTCTTTCTGATGTAACCGGGGTACAGTTTAGGATCGATGGGTGCGGGTTCCTTTAAATCTTTGTCATATTCCTTCTGCGCGGCTTGGAGGTTTTTTATCATGTCAGCCGCCTTGGTACCACCGTGAGTCACCGCCCAATACATCGCGCCGTTTATCGCAGCGTCGCCGTCACCCGCATGTATCTCAAGATAGGTGTCAACCGGTGTCTCCTTGCCGCGCCGGTACTGCACAACCTTGCCATCAAAGATCAGCCCGTAATTGGCGTAGCGGTACCCGGCACTGATTTGCACGCGAGTGAACTCAAGTACCTTGGCTAGGGTTGTCGGTGACAGGTTATACACCCTGGCGTACAATATGTTTGGTGACTGATTTGTCGTCTTGTTGATATTGAACACACACCGCAAATTGGACAGGTCGATCCCACGATCCTGTTGCGGCTGCTGCGGCTGGTTTGCCGGGGCGGTAACCTCGACCGGGTCGAGGGTGGTCGAGGGCGTATCACGCGGCGTCGCTACACGCGAGCGCGGGAACGGTACGACACGCGCACCCTGTGGCGCAGCAGCCGCAGAGGAAGCGTGGGTAGGCGAGTTCCCGGTGTTCGCAGCAAGTGCGCCGGACTTGTACACAATCAAACTGAAGACTCGTAACCACTGCGCGTCATTGTTGATCGATGAAGGGTCAAGCTGACCAGAGCCTGCACCCTCTGACGGTTGCATCTGGTACGCAAGCTTGCGCCAGCCTTCGGTCAAAGCCGAATCCTTACTGAGGTCCGACACCGAGAAGTTGTTGCTTTGGGTGGATGTGTTGGCGAAACGGGTCTTATCTAGAGTACCCGTAGGAAAGTCACCGCCACCACTAAAGTTCCCCCCGCCCTGATCGGACGGAAAGTCACCGCCACCACCAAAGTCACCACCACCACTCATGCGTAATACGTCCTCTGATAGCGTTTCTGATAGGCGTCACGACGATCTCCGGTAACCTGCCCCGGTATCGCGTCGTGGTAATTAGTGACGCCGTGAATGTGCGTTATATTGGTACTGTTATCAGTGATCGGCCGTGACTGATCGTTTGCAGCAACAGGTTTCAGACCGGAACTGTACTGGATGTCACGCTGGGCAGCTTGGTCTTGGTTCTTTTTGAGTTCCTGCGCCTTCTGTGCCACCTCAACCTGATTGGTTTGTTCCTGGAGCTTTGCAAGCTCAGCCGAACGCCGCACTTCAACATCGCTGCGCCACCGCGTTCCCGGAATATTCAGCAACTCACCATGCGGTCCAAGCGTGTTTGATGATATCTCCTCGACCTCACCCGGCTTGTGACCCGGCGTATTGAGCCATGTCTTGCCGGTTGCGACACCGACATGCGCTCGATTGAGGTTCAATAGCACGTCACCCTTGCGCAAGTTTTTGGCTGCGACAGCGTAACCCCAAGCCGCGTACGAGCGTGCAAATAAACCGGGCGGGTGCGGAACACCAGAATGTTGCAGGTAAGCATTGGTGAACTCGGCGCACCACAAACCGAGATCGGGATCGCGCTCAATGACACCTTTCGGGTTGCGGAGAAACTCACGCACCGCCGCGCCACGGCCACCGGAGAGGGCGATCATCTGATCGACTACATTCCCCACCGCACCACCGCCACCGCCGCCGAAACTATCTTTTGGTAACTGTTGTTGATCAGGTAGGGTGGCAGTGTCACCGGGCTGATAGGTTCGGGCGATCTCGGCCGCTTTCTGCCCGCGTAACCGCGCATTGTAGTCGGCGGCGGCGGGGCGCTCGTAGCGCCGACTGACTGTCGCGCCCGATGTTTCGGCGGTCAACTGCTTCTTGAGTTCCTCACCAGCCTTACGCTCTAATGGCCCGCCGTTTCGGAGTTCCCAATTGACGTAGGCCAATTGTTCCGCGTACGTCGATTCTTTGATATCCTTGCCAAAAATCTCCTTGAACTTCGCCTGACGATCCGGGTGCCACTGACCGACACCATAAGCCTGACCGCTGTCACCCTTTGATTTCGGATCAAAGGTACCGCCGGTTTCGACCGACAAATTAGCGACAATCCCGGCTGCCTGTTCCTTTGTCCATCCGGCTTTGATAAAGTAATCCATCGCCTGCTGTTGCTTCGAGCCACCGGAGAGTGATGGTACAGCCTTGGTAGAATCACCGTCACTGGGCTTATCACCACTGGGCTTATCGCCGTCACCCGTACTAGGCTTATCGCCGCCACCGGCACCGCCACCGCCGGCACCGGCACCGCCACCGACACGGAGAAGCGCGTCCTCAAACACATCAGTCAGCTTGGTATAAACCTCATCAACAAAATTCACCATCGGCTCAAAGGCAGTGTCACCCTCCAACCAGCGACTCACATCATCCATCCAGGTGTTCTCTTCACCGCCGCCATAAAATGACTGTAACCCGTCACTAATCACTTTTGGCAGTACCATCTCGCCGGGGTGCGCGTTGATGGGAACAATACCACCATGCTGGTAACTGCCGGGCGGCTTGCCGGGTGTCAGATTTGGTTCCCCGTTGTAATGCGGACCCGGCTGGAAACCCGGCTCATTGTTCAAGTTCCGCAGCCACTTATCCATCTCCGGCGGTAAGCCGATAAAGTCATGAAGGATTTTGCCCCACTCAATCTTCTCGGAACCCGGTCGCCCTTCGATCTTGGCGATGGCGTCACTCATCCAGGTCGGTAACACTTTCAGCAACGAATTCTCAAAGCCGTTGGCAAAGGCTTCACCAGCCTTCAACCCGGCCTCTACCCAACCCTCCAAATGCTGACCGATGTAATCGATACTTTTGGTAATGGCGTTAAGGATTAAGTCACCAATCTGCTCACCAAGCTTTTCCCAGTTACCCTCTCTGAAATTTTGTTCTAGTTCATCCATCCACGATTCGAACTTCGGCGCTTGGCTTAGTAACCAATTGTTGACTGCGTCAAAGATGGTCGTCAAAAACTCCATAAGACCTTTCATCGAGGTCTTATAGTAACGGTCTGCGGTGTCCGTCAGGAAGCCGAAGCTGCGCGTGAGTCTGACAGCTTGTACCTCTGTCTCATTCCACCGGGAACCGAACGCTTCGGTCGCCCGATTGGCTTGCTCAATCGCCTTGGTGTGACCTTCCCAATCCTTATCCGCCAGGATCAGTGGCTTCATATCGATGCCGAGAACCTGCTCAAGCTCGATACGGTAGGCCTGGACTTCCTTGCTATCCTCACCAAATTGCTGCGATAACTGGTGGTACTTTTGGGTGGCAGCCTCCATAAAGTCACTGGTATTAGCAAATTCCCGTCCGATTGCCGCAGCGGCGTAACCCTTCATCCACGGCTGCTGCAACAGGAACTGACCAAACTTCTCCTGTGACTGTATCGCCTGTTCGTAACTACCACCAACAGACTGCACCGCTTCGGCGTAACGTTTCATCGCCAGGGAACTGCTGTTCGCCAGTTCCGCCGTAAAATGTAACCGCGCCATCTGCGCCGCTGTCCGGCGCACCATCTCCTCAACCGCAATTGACAGTGCCACCAATTCGCCAACGAACTTGCCAACCATGCCAAGAGCGCCAGAAATCGCTGACAAAAAGTTCTTCTGGCTCGACTGATCAACCTGATAGCCGAGTTTGATGAGGAATGATTCTAGGACCGTATCGGCCATGTCAGCGATTCCGCTCCGACTCTACGATGTCCTGGACACGCGCACGCATCTCATTGCGCACGTCTATTGCCTCGTTCATCCGTGACACATCGGCTAAATCTAATGCGCCGTTTACCAACGATTCGTAGTTACACATCCCTTCGAGTACCGGGCGCATGATCCAGTACTCGCCATCCGTCATATCGACGGGTTCGATGCTGGGGCCACCTCGGCTCCCGAACCGTTGAGGGAGCGGCCTGGAAAAAAAGGTGCGAGGTTGTCCTGAATCACCGAGAATGACAACTGTAACATCACCTGGAGATCGATGTCCTCAAACATCAAATCACCCTGCGGCGTGGTAACTCGCACCCATTGTCCGGTCGGGTTCTTTCTCTGGCACACCGTCAGACAGGTCTTGATGATAAACTCACTGTCTGCCTGTGACATCTCGGCGACGGCTTGCGCTATCGGCCCGAGTCCGGCCCAGTTAAGAACCTCGTTATTCGCGCCCGCTTCCCGTGCTATACGCACAGCCGCAGTCTCACCCATCCCGCTGAACAGGGGCATCAATTTGCGGAACAGGTGAAACTGCTTGAACGCGTCGAGCTTGCCGGTGCGATACCACGTACCGCCGAGTTCCAGTTCTTCCATTTTGTCACCCTCCCTAAGCGACTAATGTCAGAACGCGACCGCGAGTCCCGAACCTAGCACAAAGTCAACGACACCAGCATGGAACGTCCACACCATTTCGCCGCCTTCTTTGGCAAAGGTGACATCGGGGAACTTCGCAAAAGCACATTGCTGACAGGTGATCACATCATTGCGTTGCAGATCACGGATACTAATCTGGTTCTGTCCGTGATTGGCCGAAGCACCGGGGTTACCGGCGGTGTTAGTGTCCATGCCGTACATTTGTGACAGCAACGCGTTGGTCGGGCTGGTTTTGAGCAGCCGAATAGTGACTGTCGCGCCCTTGCCCGAATGCAGGCTGTGCATGACACAACCGTCCGCGCCGATGGTCATGGTGCTCTTGTCTTCGACCATGTTCACCGAGATACCGCCTTCGGAGTTACACGATCCGTACCCCAGGCTAAAGGCACCGTTGGGTCCGCTGATCGCGCACATATTGTCGTTGAAACTGTAGGTCGCCACGCTGCCCTCCTCTCATCACAGTCTCGGTCAATGTCCCGACTAAGAGTCACCTGTTGACATTGATCAACACGTCCGCAAAATGGATGGCACCAGCCAACTTCACAGCGATCTGGATCAAGGGCGCGATACGCGCCTCGCGATCGGCCTGTGACTGTGTATCAACATTATTGGCAAAGGTGTACCAACCATAGTGCAAGGTGTCACCCTGTTGCAGTTCGCCAAAACCCGGTGCGTTCCACACACCCGGCGCGATCAACCCGTTCTGCACGCCCTGTGACAAACTGGCGTCACAGGTTGTGACAAGAACGTGGACACCGGGGTTGGTCTGCGGAACTTTTGGTGACGTATACAACACGTTGAACAGATCGTTTTGTATCCGGTTCGCCAGCCAATCCAGCCCGTGCATCTCGTCAAAATAGGCACGGCCCGACATGACACCTTCCTGGGTGATCGCCGCGCCGTTATTGTACTGGGCGTAGACATTGAGGCGCTTATCGGCGAGTGTCGTTGCCTGCGACCCGGTCAGTATCTGCGGGAACACGCCCGGCTCTGGCTTGAACTTCATGGTAATCGTGGTGTTACTACCCTCGAAGTTCACGGTCAGTGCCCGACCGAAAAAGGAACACACAGCGTAGGGATTGGTCAGTGACCACTGAATCGTTGTCCGCATGTAATCGGCCAGCATCGCTTGGCTGCCGATATCGGTAACATTTGCCGGATCGAGACAAGTCTGCTCACTGGTCGTGATGCCGTACATATGCTTGTCATCAGATGCCTCGACATAAGCCGACACCGCCAAATGTTCCGGGTCGGTCAATGTGCGCGACGCGGCAAAAGTCACCGCGTACCAACCGCGCCCGTCAACGCGAGCGACAGCCGCCACCGGGGTTTCGACGGCGATGCCGGCGGTACTGCGGATTGCGGTCGCACTGGTCATCATCAATTGTGCCGAAATATCGGTGCCGCCAGTCCCTGCGGTGAAGAAGCTCACCGAAGAGGTGGGACCGGTGGTCCCACTCTGACAGATAAACTGCGTCCCGTTCCAGATAAAGGTCAGTGCTGGTGCGCTCGCCGCTGTACGCATTGCCGCCTGGATGGTCGCGGCCACGGAATTAAGATTGGTCGCCCCGGCAAAGCTCAACGCACTGATCGGCGTCGCCGCGCCGCCATCGAGTATGACACTGAACTCGCCGTTGACGATGCCGGTCCAATTCGAGATCAATTGCTGTTGCGCTGTCAGTAACCCGCCCGTGAGCCTACCTTTGGTCGCGGTATTCGCCCACTCGCCGATATACATCAACGCCGGTTGCGGTGTCTGGCCAAAGAACTCCAAGGCCGCGAGGTACTCGGGTGCGGTGGTACCAAAGTCATTGGCAACATCGGCGATAGCGTTGTATTCGCGGATCGCCTCACCGGTATCAATCACCCCGCTGTCACCCATCGCCAGCAGAGTGTCAAACCGTTGGGTCGGGATCGCCTGCGGTGAGAAGTTCACCATAACATCGACAACGCGACTGACAGAAAGACCCTGTGCCATGACTCACGCTCCTCAGAGATAGGTGAAGTAGACACTGCAAGGTTGGCCGGTCCCCGGTGGGGCGGGACCGTAGGGGACCGCAGAACCCGGCTGGATCGGAAACAACCAAAAACCATTGCCATCGATAGTTGGCGGGCTGGCGGCAATAGTGGCGCGCACGCCACTGTAGACAGTGCCAGTGACTTGATCTGTCTCGCGGATCAGAACGCGGTCACCCGGCTGCAAGTTGCCGAACATATAAGAGAAATCGACACCGTTACTATCGTGTTGTGACGCCTTGAAGTTTGTTGCCTGAGTCAGATCATCATTATCAAACCCAATCATCGAATAAGGCGCTACAAACCAGTTAGGTAACTGCCGGTAAGTCCATGACCCGCCGATGACGCCTGCCTGTGCCTGTACCGTGGTCAGAGTACCTTCCGCCGTTGATAACCGGTTCTGGGCATCGGTTATTTCACTGGCAGCAGTAGCAAAGTTCTGCCGCACATCAGCGGTCAGTGCCTCGCCTGCGGTTGGTTTGGTTGGGTCGATCGCAGAGGTCATGACACATCCCACATGGTACTACCACTATCCCATTCAGTCGCACCGGAATCCCAAGTCGTGCCGGGTGCCGGTGCGGGCGTACCGGCAGTGACAGTCTCGCTCAGAATACGGGTTTCGCCGGGCGGATTGGCGCGGATTTCGACCTGAGCCGCTAACAAGTTAAAGACATTATAGTTGTAACGAACCTCGCGACGCAGAGTCACCGTTATGTCCTGTCTCGGCCACCAGCGTTCCTTCACCAGTTCGGCTGCGCGAGTGAAGGGGGTGGTACCCACCATGCCAACCGCGTTAGCGCGGAACACGGCTTGATTCTGGTCGATGTACAAACCACGACGGAAATACGATGAATACTTTTCGGAGTTCGGTCCATAAAAGGAACAAATGATATCGCGCTCCTCCATCTCCTGTAACGCATCGTAACCGTCACCGGGAGTATCGATGTGATACTGTACCGGCGCGAAATCGGTGCGAACTGCCTGGGTACCAAATGCCATCCAATCGACACTGATATCCGGTCGCAGCGGCGGTTCCTCCTGCCAACGCGGACGCACCAGGGTCGGCGGCAAACCCGTGACACCGGCAAAGACATCATGCAGGAAGTCTTCCCACGCATCGTCTTCGAGCGGAGCCGGTCCCGGTGTTACCGGACCCAGATACCCGGCAAACCGGCTGTCAGTAACAAACGGCATCAGGCATTCCCCATCGGATCAGGTATCGGCGGGTAGTCCACATTCTGCTTCGAGGTGGCGACCGCGTGGACAAAGCCTCGGCCGTAACCGGAGTAATCCTCCATAAAATTGACGATGAAGAGCGAGTTCCGCCACAGTATCTCATCGGGGTGAGTGACATTTCCCGCTTCATCGGTCGCCGGTCCCTGGATACGGAACGGGGTGTAAAGCGAGATCGTCTTGTTCATCATCCCCCATTCGGGAACTCGCTGGAGGTCAACCGGTGACGCTGCGGTGACAACTGCCAACGCCGACATCGAAGTATCTTTAGTCGTCACCCGGCCCATGTTGTTGATCGACGCCACCCGCCGAATCACCACAATCTGATCCCAAAAAGAGACATCAAAAGCGTCGGTGACATCGAGACTCGGCATCAGGTAGTTCCTCCACCTTGACCACCTCGCCCACGGTGACGAATGACATAGGAGACACTATTAATCATCTGCGCCGTATCGATCAGCGTGGTGGTATCACTGGCGGTCGTCGCCTTGCGCCGGTAACTGCTACCCGTAGAACGCTGGCGGCGGCGGTCTACCGTTACCTGTGACAGCGGCGGCGGGATGTTGGACTGGATATGATCCTTCACGCCATCAACCGCCGTCATGCCTGCGGCGTGCCACGCCTTGTCGGCACCCTCGATCTTCCCAGCAAACGCCAAGTGACCGGCGCGGATCATATACGCGGTCCATTGTCGTTGGTTGACCCTGACACCGGGGCCAAGCCAGGGACGCGCCGGGATGTGCGCCGCTGGCGCGCCGGTTTCGTGGATGTACCCGATGTTGGCGTTACCGATACCGCTTGGGGTGTCGGTACGCTTTTCGGCTCCCTTGGCTTGTGACCCTTTTTCATCGTAGTGTGGCTGTTCCTGATCGGACGGGATACCGACCATAACGGTAGTATTGGCCAGTCGTTTGATCGCATCGGCCACCATCTGGCTGTTGTCTTCCAACACCGTAAGGTGTGCGTTGACTCGCCGACCTTGGGCCATTTAGTGGAACACCCCCGAAGACGGTCTGACATCGGCGCTCATGTTACGCATCACCGGGCGGCTCTGCTGTGCCGACACGATCGCCGGGATAATCGGTTCCGCATCGATCAGTGCCTGTAACTGCGACACTGTTTCGCTGTGCGTGTCAGCCAGCTTGGCATCGGGATCGGGTGCCGGTGGTGACGCGGATGCGGTCGGTTGCTGCGTACCGTCCGGGGGTGCCGCGTCTTGCTTCTTTTTGGCTTCGTCGCCGTGATACTCAGCCATCGCCGCGTGATACTGGATATTGCGTTCCAGCTTCTTCCGCATGTTTGGACTCATTGTCACCTCCAAGATAGGCGTCGAGAGCGCGGGATAGTTCCCGCTCGGCGTTGTATTCCTCGATCTGACCCGGTTGTGCGATCCAAAACGCCTTCAGTGCTCTGATGACGTTGATCGTCAGGACTGTGCGCCGTTCCATAAGAGTCACAACTGGATCGGGGCGGAACCTGCCATACGCAGGTAGTAGAGGAACTGGTTCCCCCACGGCGTCGAACCCCACCATCCAGCGTCGTGCTCTAAGCCGATCTGGTTGTCGTAACTAATACTAACACCATCGACCGACTTGGAAGCTGGTACGCCCGACCCCGTCATCGGGGAGGTGACGTAGCTAGGCCCACCCATCCCAGGCAGCCCGGCACGCTGCGCCATCATGTCCTGAACAGCTAGATTATGCGCCACCCACAACTGCAAGCCAAGCTGGTAGAACTGCCCCCAGCGATATTTGTTGATCGCGGGCGTCGAGTTGGGCGGCGAGCAGGCTTGATCGATCCAATACTGCACCTCGGCGTCGGTAAAGCGGGTGGCGTCGGCGAACGCCGGGTAGTTGCTGCGAAACTCCTCGACACTGAAGGTTTCGTCGGCTTCGGCGGTCGTCGTGCCTAGGACGCATTTAACGTCACCAGAGAGCGCCAGGACGCGCCCGTCATCGATCTCCACCTGGACGGTCAGCGTATAGGCCGCGCCCTCGACAAATCCGCCACAGAGCGCCGCCACCTTGTTGATCTGTGGCGGGGGTGCCGGAATATCCTGTGGTGTGACGTGACTATTAGGATCGGGATCGACTATCCCTGGCGGGCTATACGATGCGAGCGTACAGACCCAGGTCGCGGCGGTAATGTTACCGGACGACCCTAGCTTGCGGCTAAAATCGAAGGTAAAGAAATCCGTCTCATCCGGCCTGATCGCCGGGAACGGACCTCCGGTCGAGACACGCGCCATGTATCACCGTTACCGCTTGCGTGACCAGAACGCCCGGTGACGCGCGTTCATCGCGCGCAAAGAGTCACCGGTCGCGGCAGTGCTGGTACTTGTAGTAACACCGGGTTTGGCCGCGACATTGGGTGACGGAATACCCATGCCGAGATTGTTCATCGGCGCGCCGGACTGTACGTTTGAAAAGGTTGAGGATTGATCCTTGGCCTTTTTGTCACCGGCACTCTTGGTGCGTTCCGGGGCCTTAGCCTCAGTCATCGGGCCGCGCGGCGTTGATTCGGGTTCCGATACCTCACCCAACAAATCCTTGTGGCGTTCGGGAGCCTGATAGGGACCGGTCATCAAAGGACCACCCTTGTCACCATCCCCGTCACGAAACCAGCTATCAACCGTGTTTGTGTCGTTGGTATGAGTCACAGTCGTTCTCCCTAAGCCGGGGATCGAGCGGGAGTGGGTGATCTTAGTGGCAGTATCCACACCTGAAATAGTTCCTTTTTGTTTACTCGCCCAGAATACGTTTTCGCCCTTTTCCTCGCCGTACTGCTTCTGCATCGCGGCCTTGATTTTGGTTCCTTTCGAGTTCAGGGGCATTGTGTCACCTCTTTAATGAGGGGGTCGCCTTTCAGCGACCCCACCATCATTCCTCTTTTTACCGCGTCGGCGTAGGTGCGGGACCGGTAGCCCCGGTCGAACCGGTAGCCGGTGGCGCGGTCGGATGCGTCGGCGCAGGCGGTGTCGTCGGCAAGCCTTGATCGGGTGCCGGCGGCACTGTGGTCGGCGGCAACTCATTGTCCGGCTTGAGCGACGTGTCGATCACCGTCCAGCGGTAGCCAACACCCACAATCCAGACAAGGCACATCAACTCGGTATCATCCAAAGCAGGCGGTAGCGGTGGCCACACCGCACCTGGGGGCAGCGGCAACGAGTTGTCCGGCCCACCCGGCAGATAGATCGGGTGTTCCGGCGAGATCGGAACCGGCGGTGGCGCAATCGGGTGGCTCGGGCGACCACCACCACCGGCAATCGGCGGGGTTGGCGTAGCACCACCACCACCACCGGGTGCAATCGGATGGGACGGCCGAACCGGACGCGGCGGGCGCGGCCACACATTTGGCGGTTGCGGCAGATCGTGACCCGGCACTACCGGATAGGTCGGCAGCCCGTTATCGGGACGCCCCGGCGCGGGTGGCAGCGGGTGCGAAGCGATAGGCGGCAACCCGACACCAAACCCAGGATCAATTGGGCCGATATCGGGGTGGCCATAACCGGGATCGACCGGCGGTTTGATACCGCCACCAAAGCCCGGATCAACCGGTCCCTCGACACCAAAACCAGGATCAACGCCGCCGCTGGTTTGACGAACATGAATCGGTGAGCGGCTATAAGCGATATAAGGCATTGCATCTGCTCCTCTGAGTGAACCTCGTTCTTCTACCGTACAATTGTGACCGATTGTCGGTCACGTCACCTCGTAATCCCTACCGATCTGACCCTGCGGTAAGGTCATTGCGTGCTTCGCGTACACCCGGATGTAATCCACTTGCAGTGCCTGCGGGAACGCGCTGTCATCGACACCGTAACGCCCGGCCCAGGAACCACCGATGGCGAGGTTACACAGGATATGCGCCGGGGGTGCGGGCGTACCGTCATCCCACACCCAGTCATAGACACCCGATACGATCAGCGAACGGTCACAATAAATCGTGAAATTGGGTCTTTTGTAATACAAGCCGAATTGGTGGAAATCATCGGCAAAATCAAACGGCGCGTACCATACCGAAAAGTCACCATTGTAACCTTCGGCTACCTCGGTGAAGGAGTACTTTTGCGGATTGGTGTCCCAGTTGAGCACTTGGCAACGCGCACCCAGCATATAGGTAGTGTCTTCGCCAGCGTTGTTGACAATCTCCATGATGTCGATCTCGGGTGGCCAACGCACCGTCAAGAGATCGTTGGGTATCTGCGCGTCGGCGGCGAGCCAGAACGCGGGCCACACGCCTTTGCCGCGCGGTACCTTTGCGTTACACTCGAAATAGAACTCATCACCGGACGCCAGATCAAACAGTTCCTTTGAACGCAGCATACCGCTCGGGTACCAGTTACCACCATTGGTGTCCGGTGGTGGCGCGGCCGGCGGTAACGCAGCCAAACAGAGTCCACCAGCATCGAACACATGGTTACCGGTTTCGCGGAAACGCTGCCACTCGTCATTGAGGTAGTCGAGGGTTCCCGGTCCATCCGGTCCCGTGTAGATGTAACGGGTGAACCACTTGCTTTGATCGAGCTTACCGTCACGGAACATGTCTTCAAATACCACCACCTGATCCGGCGGCTCGGGTTCCGGTGCTGGCGGTGTACCCGGCGGAAAGTTACCCCAACCCCACTCGGGCACGTAACCCCAACCGCCCTCCGCTGGTGGCGGGATCGGTACGTCACTCTTTGGGGCAGCCAATGTCACCGCCAAATCATCGGTACGGCGATCCGTGTAACGGTGTGCCGGAAGCCCGGTGGTGTCTATCGCGTGGTAGGCGCGGGGTGACATAGCCATTACTGCGGCTCCTCATACAAAAAAGGGGCGAGTTTAGTGACTCGCCCCCCAACCACCCCAAGCGCAATCCCCAAACCGTTTAGGCCTCAGGCAGGACACGCGTACTGCCTGTGGCACCCGTAGCACCTGTGGCACCGTTAGTCGGCGGTACCGTTACCGTTCCTGCCGGCAGGCTGGCGTAGACATGCGGTGCAGAGGTCAGCACCACCGACTGCCGCACCACCGGATCGGGATGGGGATCGGAAAACGGCAGCCCGGCATCAATCGCCGCCTGATTAGCGGCGGTCCACTCCTCACCGGCTGCGGTCTTGTCATCGAGCCGCTGCTTCTCGGCGGTTTGAATCGCCGCCAAGGCCTCGGCGAGATGCTCGTCAACAAGTACCTGCGCACCTTGCGCTTGGTGTGCCAACGCCACCTCGTCTGCACTGGTCGTGATCAGATTCGCAATCGTCGGGTCGGTTTCCGCGCCCGGCGGTACCGTGTTAAGCCCCGGCTGAAAGACAACAACACTGCCATTCGGGTTGTCTTGCGTCGGAGCCAGATGCACATTCGTGCGGTTGGTGACATAGACTTCGGCCATAACCTAGCCCTCCTTGTGACTAGCCACTAACCCGTTACTTTTCTCGGTGACGGTTACTTAAATGCCGTCAGCATACGAGAAGGTGGACGGGTAAA